CAGTTCCGGGAAGTGTTCCGCGATGGCTACCAGGTCTGCCCCGTGCTCCGTGGTGGTGGAGAAGTGTGCGAGCTGGTTGCCGGGTAGCTGCGCCAGTTGCGCGGTTACGGTGATGGACTGTCCGCGCCCGGGCTTCTTTGTGCGCACGCATCGGGCGTACACGGTCTCACTGTCCTGTGTGGACATTCGGTGCTCCTTCGGTGATCGGGAAGGTTGCTGGAGGAACGGGTGCGGTGGCCCACCACTGTTGGGTCGGTGGGCCACCGCTACCTACGGGCTAGTGCCCGTCGCGGTTACCGATGTAGATATCTCCTTCCACGTACGTGATCGCGGTGCCGTCCGGTGCCCGTAGCGCGTAGTGGTAGGCGGCCATGTACCAGATAGGCACCCAACCGGCCTCCATCAGCGCCTCATACACCGTGTCGTCCCCACCGGAACCGGCGAAGAAGCCGTCACCCTCGGTGGAAACCCCTGGGCCGTAAGGGTTCCGCTCATGGGACAGGATGGCGACCACGGCATCCGCTGTGGTCGCGCTACGCAGCTCCTTTAGCTGGGCAGCAACCTTGGCCCAGAACCCGGACTGATCAGGCATCGGTCCCTCCACTGTGGACAGTCGTTGTTTGCGTGCACCGGTCGCATGCAGGCACCGGACCGAGTACGGGGTGTGGCTGCCAGTGGGTGGCCTGCCGGTCACACCGCAGGAACCACGCGCACTGGTACTCCGTCACCGATTGGCCGGCCATACCGCCTGCTCCGCTTGCGCGTGGACACTCCAGGTCCACAGGTCACACAGGTCCCGGATCACCCCGGCCTCCCGTACACCACGCAACAGGCCCACGATGCTGGCCCGTAGCTCCACCGGGTCCACCGTCCCCCAGCAGAACAGGCTGAGGAATGGCGCCCCCAGTACGGCCGCGGAGCTGTGTCGGCCGGCGATACTGCGCGCGTCGCTGTCGGTCAGTGGCCACCCGTCCGACCGCTGGTCCACCTCCTCCCGTAACAACATGGCTTCCTGGTCCGTGGTCAGCATCATGTGCCCTCCCCCTCTGTTGATGCGATTGCGTCCGTGACCTGGCCCAGCTCCAGGGCCAGCTCCTGCATCGCGGCCGATTCCATGTGCCGCTGGACGTAGTCCACCAGCGCCAGCAACTGAGGTGTGTCGCTCCTTACGTCTTGTACGGAGACCGGGCTGTCCTCCCCGAACCACCACACCAGCGCGTTCCGTACATCCGGAGGTAGTGCCGACCAACCCTCGTCCACTGTGGACAGTGGTTCCGGTCCACCACATGCCTCCACAGCTGCCAACGCGCAAGCCGGTGCGTCCTCGGGTGGCCAGGAACTGCGCATGTAGGAGTGCCAGGACCACGCGTCGGTAACGGTTGCGTGTTCCTTGCCCCGGGAGGTCAAGCGCGGACCGCTGACGTACACATCTATCAAGCGCTGTGGTGCACCAGCGAACTGCACGCGCACCAGCCGTGCCCGAAACGTGGAGCTACGGCCCAGGCACGTCACCTCCAGGTCGGTGGCTTCCTCTCCTTCCAGCACGAACGCGACCTTGCGGTTCGGTACCGGTATGTGGTCCTCGATCATCCTCATGTCTGCTTCCGTCCCTTGGTTTTGGTCTGGCGCTCCCACGCGTCGGCACAGTCCTGATCGCAGAACCACCTGTTCCACCGGGTGATCACGGATTGGACCGGCCGGTTGAGCTGGCACCAGGCACACATCGTTCGCTCTGGGTCTTCCAGTGGCTCGCAGGACCGCATCATGACGCGGCACCGAGCATCTGAACCGGTGCCAGCAACACCACCTCCGTGATGTTGGTACGCAGCTCCACATCGGGCGGCATGGTGCGCGTGTCGCTGTACCCAAGGACGCGGAGGACCCGCCTATCGAGGCGGGTCCTCTCTGCGATGGGCCAGTAGGTTCGGGTGCGGGTCACTGGTGCTCCCGCGTGGTTGGGGTGATCGCACGTGATGCCGCGCTGTTGATGACGCGCGCACGCCCGTAGGAAGGACCCTGGCCCTTGACCTGGCGCTCGTACTGGCGGGCCTCGTTAGCGGAGTTGGCGTTGGCCGCCAACTCATCCGCCTGCACGATCGCCTTGGCCACCTCCAGAATCAGGTCCGGGTACAGCTCCGCGACGATACCGACCAGGCTGGCCAGATCAGCGGGATACATGTACAGGTTGATGCCCCGGCCGGTCACGTTGCCGGGACCGTCGACGGCCCGTGCGTGCACCGTCAACCCACCCCCGGCCGGTAAGGAGTAGCTGCGGGTGAGGGCCGCGCTGATACTGCGGCGGTTCATGTCGTCCGCCTCCGGCCACCGCACCCGGCGTGCCCGCAACCACCGCACTGGCCACCGCTGTTGCACGCGCACGGGCACGGGCCGGGGTCCAGTGGCCCGTCCGCAACCTGCATCCCGGCCGCGCGTACCTGGTCCTCGGTCACCGGACCCTTGCCCGCGTTCTCTAGGGACGCGTTGAGCGTGTCCAGGTCCACGGTGAAGGAGATGACACCGGGGACCGCGTCCCCCAGCGGCAGCGTGTCCCTCAGCGTGCTCAGCGCGCGCTCTACCTGTGTGGCCGCGCGGGCGATGGACGGTGCGTTGTCCGGGGACTTGCCACACCGGTCCGGGTGCATCGAATCGTCGTGCAACACCTCCAGCGCTTCCATCACAACCCCCAGTGCGCGCACCACGGAGGCCACAGTCTTTTCGCGCTTGTCGTACGACAGTCGGGGTGTGGGCGTCTGGACCGCGTAGGTGGGCCGCTTCTTCGGGCTCATCGTGTCGTCTCCTGTCGGATGGTGCGGTAGCGGTACGCGGGCTTGTCGTCGGGACCGGTGTACGCCGGCCACAACCGCGCGTGGTGGGTGCACATGCGAACGCGGTCGTGGCTGCCACCCCTGGCCGCCGCCCATGCCTTGTGTGTGGCCGGTGATCCGCACGGGTAGTCCTCGGCCGTGCCGTACCCGAAGTAGGCCGCAAAGGTGAGCTGACACGTTTGGCGCGGGGAACGGCGCCCCTTGCGGGGGCGCCGTGCGCTGGCGGCGCTTGTCATCGCGCGATGGTGGCGTAGGCGCGCGTGCAACCACACGTCAGCTTCCAGTACTGCTCCACGCCACCGTCCACCAGGCGCGCACCCGTGATGGTGATCCGCTGTTCACCGTGCTCGGGGCACATCGGCACCTCTCCCTCCACGCCTTCGGGCATACCGGACCCAGTGTGGAGATTGAGTCCATTGTGGACGAAAACTTCTGCTCCACAGTCGGCCCGTGCGATGTCAGCGGCGGCTTCCTGGCGTTCGGTGACCTCGTCCTCGGTCATGGCGGCGATGTCGGCCGGTGTGGGGATCGCTCCTCCCGGGAAGACGTACCCGGCCTCGGTCACCAGCCTGGCCCACAGGTCCAGCGGCACGGTGACGGTGGCGTCCAACACCTCGTCGCCCTCCTGTTCCGGACCCTCGTCTTCTTCGGCGCGGGCGGCTGGGACGGTGGTGTCCTGCTCGGCGCGCGGGGTACCGAAGCGTTGCGCGTCCCCGTAGGCGGCGAACGTCCACGTGCCGTCCGCGTTGCTGGTGATCCGGCCACTGGCACCGTCGTTGAACTCGATCACCAGGCCCCGGTCGTCGGTGTACAGGATTCCCCAACCGTCACGCCCGCTGATTCGCGGTCCGGCCAGCGTGTAGCTACCACCGTCGCTAGCGTGGCGGGTGTATGTGGCGTAGGGGGTGATGATCCCGTTGTCCCCGTACCAGAACGCAACGGCGGCGCGAAGCAGGTCCGGTGTCATCCGCGTAATCAGCGGGTCCGTGGTGGTTGTGGTGGCGTCGCCGGCGTAGTCGTCGGTGGCTTCTCCGGCCTCCAGGTCGTGGGTGCAGTCGATGCGCAGCATCTCGCAAGGCTTGCAAGATGTACCGGCGGCGGCGTTGCGCTCGGCGTTGGCGATGGCTTCGGCGTCCTCGGCGGCAACCCGCGCGTCCAGCGCGGCGAGGTACTTCGGGTCTGCGGTTCGGCTCTGGTAAGTGCTCACGATGCGCTCCCTGGTGGGGTGGGGGTTGCTTGCTACGTGACACGTTACCCTCTGGGCTGGATGGCCGCCGGTATTCCGGTGTGCCATTCGGTTACACCTCGACGGACTTTCCATGCCGCTCTAAAAACTCCTGCAATGCCTGCCGTATGAGCTGCGAACGCTTGCGGTCAAGCGGACCGGTCAACTCCTGGTACGCCGCGATGGACTCCTTCGACATCCGGACGCTGACAAACACCCGCGCTACCTCGTTGCGGTCGGCCATGTCTGGCGGCTCCAATCAGGAGACCCGGAAACCCCCCGGCGCGCGGGGGGGTTCCGGTAGGTGGGTCCAGCAAGGGCTTACTTGGCCGGCGTGCTGGCCTTGGCGGCCGCCTTGCGCGGCGCGGACTTGGTAGCGGGCGCTGCGGTGGTGGGCGTGGTGTCAACTGCCGTGTCGGTCTTGGGCTTGCCCTGGAAGTAGAACAGCGTCCCGTCCTCGGCCAGTTCCTTGACCACGTTGACGCGCAGCTTGGCCAGCTTGCCACCGTTGCGGATGGCCGTGTCCGCGCGCTGCATGGACTTGGCGTCGTTGGTGTTGACCGGCCCGACAACGCGCCACTTGCCGTCCTCCGCGCTGGCCTCGATCAGGTTCTTGAAGACCTGCGCGGCCCCGCCAGCGGCACCCCTGGTGCGCTTGGGGGCCTCATCCACGGCCTTGACGGTGTTGGCCAGCTTGAACAGGTCCAGCGTGTCCGATTCGGCTGCCGGCGTGCTCGGCGCGGTGGCCGGTGTGGTCGGGGCGGGCTTGATCGGGGTGACCTTGGCGGGGGTGACCTTGGCGGCGGACTGCTGGCGGGCGGCGGCAACCTTGGCAACGCGGCTGGTGGACATTTTCTGATCCTTCCGTTGGGGCGGGGCTCCTGCGCGGTCCCGCCACTCACAAGCTAGCTTACGTGACACGTAGGCCGCCACTCCTGGCCAAAAAAAGGACCCCGGAATATGCCTACACCTATCGCCACCTCGCTCCTTCCGCTGGCAATTCCGGTCGATAACTTGGTCCTGGACGCCACGAACGCGCGCCGGGGTGACGTGGCCGCGATCCGCCGTAGCTTGAACGTGTTCGGGCAACGCAAGCCGGTTGTGGTCAAGCGCACCGGACAGGACGCGCAAGGGCGCCCCACGGGTGTGGTGATCGCCGGCAACCACACCCTGAGCGCGGCCCTGGAGTTGGGGTGGGCCGAGATCGCCGCCGTGTTCGTGGAGGACGACGACCAGACAGCCAAGGCCTACGCGCTGGCCGACAACCGCACCGCCGAGCTGGCCACCTGGGACTATGAACAACTGGCCACCACGCTGGCCGAGCTGCAAGACAGCGAGCTGGACCTGACCGACCTGGGGTGGCAACCACACGAGCTGGAGGGGTTGCTGGGGGCCACGTGGACTCCAGCACCGCCAAGCGCGGACCTGGAGTCGTTCTCCAACGGGCGTAAGCACGCCATCACGCTGTCGGACAGCTCGTGGCCCATCGTGGAGCGCGCGCTGAACCTGGTGCGGGAACAGCTCGGTGACCTCACCTTGACCGACGAGGCCGCGCTAATCCATGTGTGCCAGGGATACACGGCGGAGCCTCGTGGGGAGTTCGTTATCAGTGACAACGCTGCGGTTGGTGGGAGCAAGTGACAGCGCGCGGCGGCGGTTGGCCCGCGCGTTTGCGGAACGACCGGAGGACGAGCTGACCACCATGCGACTTGCCACCACGGGAAGCAACGGGGCCAACGGCACCAGGGGAAGCCTCCGGCGCGGACTGGCGGTGGGAGAGGACCCGATGACCACGGTTCGGCTGGTGGGGGCACACGCGGTCAAGTCCGGTTTCCTGCGCCACGGGTTGGGCGACACCACCCCCACCCGGTACGCGCGACCGGCACTGCTGGTGTCCTGGTGGTACTGGCAGACGTTCTCCGAGGAACGGGAGCACTACTCCTTCCGGGACTACTCCCTGGACAGTGGGGCGTTCAGCGCGCACAACAGCGGCGTGACCATCGACTTCCAGGAGTACCAGACGGCCGCGGCAACGCTGCTTGCGTCCGATCCCCAGTGCACAGAGGTTTTCGCGCTCGATGTCATCGGGGACTGGCGGGCGAGCCTGCGCAACACCGAGACCATGTGGGAGGCCGGTATACCGGCCATCCCGACGTACCACATCGGTGAACCGGAACACGTCCTCAAGCACCTGGCGGCCACTTACCCCAAGATCGCCATCGGTGGTGCGGTCGGCCTACACCTGGCACGTAAGAAGGAGTGGATCAGACAGGTCTTCGCCCGTGTGTGGCCCAAGCCGATTCACGGGTTGGGGATGGGGAGCGAACAGCTCGCAATGGGCTTCCCGTTCCACAGCATGGACGCCACCAACTGGGAGATGGCTCCGGCCGCCTACGGCAACTGGAAGTCCATGCCAGGCGGCAGTATCCGTGGTGGTAACCAGCCGCTTCGGATGGAGGTGGAGTGGTATCTGCGCCTGGAGGAACGCGTACAGGCCCGGTGGCGTAAGGAGATGACACTGCTGGCGGAGATGCTGGAGAAGGACACCCCCGCTTCCATCCGTCTTGCTGTGGTGGCGCGGGGCAACAACCGGATCATCGGCGGCCTACGCGACCCGGCCATGCGCTTGGCGGTTGCGGCCCCCAACACACAGAGCGGCACGGCCAAGCGGGCACGGAAGGGGTTGGCCGGGTGAGCGACCTACACCGCACGATCGCCGTTGGCCCGTTCGGGGTCTTCTTCACCAACGTCAACCGCGCGATGAACTTGCGCGCGCACAGTCACACGGCCTACGTGACGGTCGTGTACGACACCACGGGCCGACACGGCTTCCCTAGCTTCCAAACCACCAACGCCGCGCTGCACAAGCGAATCCGGGACCTGACCGCCGAGGTGTTCAAGGACGCCACCAACGAGGACGTGACGGACCGGCTGTTCGATCATCTGGACGGCTACACGGACCCGAGCTGGACCGAGTGGGGCGGGGACTACACGTTGCGCGCGGTTCACCTGGACGTGGTGGGCGTACTGGACGACATTGGCCACGACGCCGGCACCACGCGATACAGCGTGGAGCGTGTTGGGTGAGGGCGCTGCTTGCGGTCAAACACAACATCGAGGTGGCACACCGCCTGTACCAGACGCCGGGCAAGTGCCAGAACATCCACGGGCACAGTATGTGGGTGACGCTGGAGGTGGAGGGTCAGCAGGACGCGACGGGCAAGCTGGACGGCCTGGACTTCTCCCTGATGAAGCAGGCCTTTCGTGGGTACCTGGACGCGACCTTTGACCACCACCTCCTCCTGCACAAGGCTGATCCGTTCGCCCGGCTGCTGGACACGGACTCCGATACCAACGTCCGTCTCCCCGGCCTGGTGGCACTGGAAGCTGACCCCACGACGGAGACGATCGCCGCGCTCGTCCTGAACGCGATGACCGCCCGCTTCCCGCGCACCAGCGCGGTGGAAGTGATGGAGACGGCTGTCAACCGGGCACGGGTGGAACGGTGACGGTACTGACACAGCAGAACGCACCGTCCATTGTGGTCTCCGAGGTTTTCGGTCCCACGCTGCAAGGGGAAGGCCGCAACCTCGGGCAGCGCGCGGCCTTCGTGCGCTTGGGCGGATGCAACTTGCACTGCTCCTGGTGCGATACCCCGTACACATGGGACGCGTCGCGTTTCGACCTGCACAAGGAGATGCGCCGCGTACCTGTGTCCACTGTGGTCACACAGGTAGCGGCCATGAACCCCAACGTGGTGGTGGTCACGGGCGGGGAACCGCTGCTATGGCGTGGACACGCCGGCTGGGATGCGCTGATACCAGAGCTGGCCGCGATCGGCCCCGTGGAGGTCGAGACCAATGGCACCCAGTTCCCCGGAGCGGAACAGGTGGCTTGCTACAACGTCTCCCCCAAGCTGGCCCATGCCGGTGACCCGGAGGAACGGCGGATCAACCGGGACGTGCTGTCGGCCTTCGCCGAGCTGGCCCACGCGGGCCGCGCGATCCTCAAGGTTGTCGTCACCAACCCGGAGGATGTCCGTGCCGGGGCTCAGCTAGCCCGAGAGACATCGTGGCCGATGTCCACGGTGTACGTGATGCCGGAGGGCACAAGCCCGCTCATGCTTGCGCTGCGCCACGCGATGGTGGCCAATGCGGTTCTGGACGAGGGGGTCAACATGACCACGCGGCTACACGTGCTTTGTTGGAACACGGAGCGTGGACGGTGACGGTGGTGCGGGCGGGCATGGCTTACCGCATCGACCCACCCAACGCCGGGGACGCGGCAGCCGCTGTGTGCACGCTGTTGCGGTTCCTGGGGTACGACCCGACCGACCCCGCCCTGACAGGCACCCCGGACCGTGTGGTGCGTGCGCTGGTGGAGATGACCAGAGGCCAGCACATGGACCCGGCCACCGTGCTGGCCCGAACCTTCCCGGCCTACCCGGACAGTGATCACGATGAGATGGTGATCCTGTCCGGTATCACGTTTACCGCCCTGTGCGAGCACCATCTGATGCCGTTCAACGGCGTTGCAACGGTGGCCTACATACCGGTACCCGGCGGCTCCGTGGTGGGCCTGTCCAAACTGGCCCGGCTGGTGGACGTGTACGCGGCGCGCCTGACGATGCAGGAGCGCATGACGCGACAGATCACGGCCGCGCTGGACCAGAACCTGGAAACCGTTGGCAGCGCGTGCGTTGTGCGCTCCCAACACGGCTGTATGACCGGCCGCGGAGTAGTCAAACCCGATGGCCAGATGACCACCAGTTCCCTCACAGGGGTGTTCCGGGAGGACAGCCGCGCCCGTACGGAACTGCTCATGCTTGCGGGAGGACACCGTGGTACGACCGACAGGTAGGCCGGTGGGTAGGCCGCCGAAACCAGCCGAGGAGAAGCGGCGTATCGGTAACCCTGGCCGACGCGCACTGCCGGAGCTGTCAGCGGTCACCGTTCTCCCGGCCCCGGCGGAGACACCCACCCCCATGCGCCCGCTCGGCACGATGGGCTTGGAGCTGTGGGAGCGGGTGTGGAAGGCCGGCGCTGTGTGGTTGGCCGACCGCATCGACGCGGAAACGCTGCTGATCGTGTGTGAACAGATGGACGAGCGCCAGCAGCTCCGTGGCCGTGTCCTCAAAACCGGGGACTGGCGGGACCGGTCACAGCTCCGCGTACTGGACGCCCAGGTCGTCAATGGCCTGGCCCTGCTCGGGTTCAACCCCGTGGACCGCGCTCGTCTGTCGATCGCTGAGGTGGAACCGTCCACACTGGACGCGTTCATGGCCCGGCGGCAAAAGCGAACGTCCTAGGGTCTCCGCCGGCTACACAAGCATTTGACCCGACGGCACACCAGTACCCGGACGTTGTCTTCGAAACCACGGTGTTCCGGCTTCACCCAATCGCCATCCGGGTCGTACTCGTCCCACTCGTGCCGCCGTAGGAAGTGCCGGCATACGGGACAGGTAATCGCCTGTGCCCATAAGGAAAGTAGCGTAGAAAAGCTCAGTGCCACGAACGGTACGATCAGCGTCAGCATCGTTCAGTGCCATTCGCATCTTGCCGTGTCGTAAGGGTGGAACTGGTACGGCGTGCGTGGGCGGGTTACCACAACGTCCATACCTACTCGCTCGCCTTTACCGTCCCGAACCGCGATGGTGCAACCGGCGCCAAAGCGGCCTTGTGTTTCGAAGCGCGAATAGTGCGTGGCGTGGATGATGATGCCGGCCTGTTGACGGGTGGGAAAAGTGCGGGTGATCCGTGCGCTGTCCCCATCCGTCTCAACACCGTGGGCAAGGATTTCCCGTCCCCCGATATACCAGGTGTAGGCAGTGTGGCTGATACCCTTAGCGTCTGCTGTCAGGTAGTACGTGTATAGACCGTGGCATGTCCCAACACCCGGTCCGGCGGAGGGAATACCGCAAGTGCCCTTGGCCGGCGGTAGTGGCGGTGCAGTGATGATCGGCTTGGACTTGTCGTCACACGCGGCCAGGCTCGTGGTCAAGGCCAGAACAAGGACCAGGCGCAGTGTTCGTGGTAGAGCGGACCTTGTGTCCATGAGCCGGAACATGATCAGCCTCGATTGGAGTCGGGTACATGACGTGGATCGCCTACTGCACAGTGAAAAGCGTGGACAACGCGACGGCCTACCTGGAGGGTGTGGCCGGTACACAGGTACACCCGTGGCGGGCACAGAGTTCCGATCTCCAGACGGACGCTGTGGTCAGTAACACCGAAGGCACCATCCTTCGCGTCCGTCTGGAGATGGAGTTCGACGAGCGCGCCCCACTGTCCATTGGCGACCTCGTCATGGTGAACGGTAGTTTTAGTCGACAGCCTGCACAGACACCGGTTGAGTTTCGTTAGGCACAGGGGAATCGCGCCTGCCTATGAGCCGACCGCTCCACGCGTTGCGGAAGGTTCCCACTGCCACCGCGCCACCGACCGAGGCCAGTGTGTAGACCAGCAGGTAGAGACACAGCTCTACCGGTCCTACGATCTCCCCGTGCTTGCTGGTGTATTCCAGGATCTCGAAAGAGATGCTGATAGTCGCCACGTTCCAGGTGGTGACGATCAGGAAGTTCCTGGGGCTCTTTTCCTCGCCGAACCGCGTCATGTAACGCGCGAAGATTATGGCAAGCCCGAAGATCATGGCGGCCACAATCGCTACGCCGAGGTACATACGTTGCCTTTCTGTCGGGGGGCAGGGGACTACAGGTCCAGCGGTGTTTCTTCCTCGTCGGACACGTGGCTGAGGAAGACAGCGCCGACCGTTCGGATCAGGCACCAGGCGACAACGACTGTGGCGACGGGCCACTTCAACGCGTTGACGTAGGCCAGCGCGAGCTGCGCGGCAGACATCAGGTTCCCCAGTATTTGCGGGAACGTCGCCCTTGGTTGCGCCGTGCGCGCTGCTCTAGCCAGCGACGTAGCCGTTTGATCATCAGTCGCTCCTGATGCCGGTGTCCGGACGGGGCGGAATCCTAACAGGATCGTGGCTCAAGGAGGCTCCCTGTGCCTCCTCGTGTCTGCGCGCCACGGTGGTTGACGCCCGTGCCCCCGGCGGATATCAGGCGTGGTGACGGCGCGGATGTGGCCGAGTTCGTCCAGACCTTCTGCAAGGTCACACAGGACACGTTCGCTGGTCCGGCCGGCACACCGATGGTGCTCCGTCCATGGCAGGTCAAGCTGCTCGGCGGTATCTTCGCGCGCCGGCCGGACGGCCGCCGTCGACACCGTGTCGCGCTGGTGGGTGTACCCCGCAAGTCCGGCAAGTCCGCGCTGAGCGCTGGTATCGCGCTGGACGGGTTGTTCTCCACCAGGGGTGGGGAGGTGTACAGCGTCGCGGCCGACCGCGACCAGGCCCGCATCGTGTTCGGCCACGCCCGCCGCATGGTGGAGTCCAGCCCGGAGCTGTCCGCGCGGTGTTCGGTGTACAGGGACGCGATCGACCTACGGGAGACGGCCAGCGTTTACCGCTGCCTGTCCTCGGAGCACTACACCAAAGAGGGTCTGTCTCCCACGCTGGTGATCTTCGACGAGGTACACGCCCAGCCCAATGATGAGCTGTGGGAGGTGATGTCGCTGGCACAGGGTGCCCGCATCGACCCGCTTCTCCTGGGCATCACCACGGCCGGCGTCAAGTCCGACAGCACGGGTGGGGACTCCGTGTGTTACCGGCTGTTCCAACACGGACAGCGCGTGTGCAGCGGGGAACTGGTGGACCCCACCTTCTTCATGGCCTGGTGGGCGGCGCAGGATTCGGCCGACCACACCGACCCGGCGGTCTGGCGCTCCGCTAACCCAGCGTTCGGGGACCTGCTGGACCCGGAGGACATGGCCTCGGCGGTTAACCGCACACCGGAGAACAACTTCCGTACCAAGCGATTGAACCAGTGGGTGTCAGCCGCTCAGGCATGGCTGCCGCAAGGCTCCTGGCAGGCATGCGCTGTGCCGCAAGAGATCCCCGACCGCACCGAAGTCGTGTTGGCGTTCGATGGTTCGTTCAACAACGACTCCACGGCGCTGGTGGTGGCCACACTGGGGGAACGGCCGTACCTGGACGTGGTAGCCCTGTGGGAGCGACCGTACAACGCCGACTCGTCCTGGACGGTGCCTATCGTGGAGGTGGAGGACACTATCCGGGCCGCGTGCAAACGCTGGCATGTAAGGGAGATCGTGTGTGACCCGTACAGGTGGGCGCGCTCGTACCAGATACTGGAGGATGAGCACCTACCGATCGTGGAGTTTCCCCAGAACCCTGCTCGGATGACCCCGGCCACACAGCGCTTCTACGAGAGCGTGATGAACCGCAGCTTGACGCACTCCGGAGATCCGCGCCTGGCACGGCATCTCGACAACGCAGTGTTGAAAGTGGACAGTCGCGGTCAGCGCATCATCAAGGAGACCCGCAACAGCCCCCGCAAGATCGACCTCGCAGTGGCCGCCGTCATGGCGCTGGACCGCGCCACACAAGCTGCCCGGTCCTATGACGTGCTGTCCAGCGTCTGGTAACGCACGCAGGACGTGTAGCACAGGGGGTTCTGCTCCCAGCCCCATTGGTTGGTCTTGCGCGACCACCAACCGTGCCGGTGTTGCGGCGTCACGAAATCGAACACGTAGCCGCCATGCCCCCACGCGCGATCAATCGTCTGCCCCGTCGCGCGTTCAATGCGCCGGACACTCCGTACGGACAGCACCTGTGCGCTCATCGGTACACCAATCTCCTTCGGCACAAGGCCTTTTCGCCGGCCTACCCCGCCAACCGGCCGTTCCCGGACCGTGCCCACCGATTCCAGGCCGGGAATCCCGTTGTAGTTAGTGGACACCTACAGCAGCGCTACACACCTCCGATGGGTCACCGTTCTGTCGGTATCCGATGGCAAGAATGTGGCCGTCGCTGGCGAACATCGTGATCTTGCATATGGCTTGTGCCGTTTCCTGTACGTGCGTCTCGTCTTCCGGCTCGATGTGCAACGTCGCGTCCGCTTGCTTGGAGCTGCTTGCGCGTGCCTCCGCGCGGCATGTTCCGGAGTCACAGCGTGGTGTGTGGATGTCCACCAGGTTGCTTTCGTGGTCGGGTGTCGGACCGTCGAAGATCCTGTACCACGAGCGAGCCTTTTTGTAGCCGTGCCAGGCCACTTGAAACACGTAGGTGGTGCAACCGACGTTCAGCTCCGTCGGCTTGGGGCTCGGCTTGGCGATCGCACCGGGAAGCGCTGTGACGTCGGCGATCCGGGCTACGACGACCTTGTTGTCCGGCGTACAGGAATCACACGCGGACACGCCAAAAGCCGTTGCGGCCAAGACAACGGGCAGCGCAAGGAGGGCGTTCAGGTACTTCCTCGGCATGGGCACACTCCTGGGTCTTGAGGGCCGGTGCAACTTGCAGCAAGCAGGTTGCCGGTCCTGGACCTCGGTGGCTAGTCCCCCATACCGGTGATCAACACGAGGGTTGATCGCTGTCAGTCACGGGCTCGCCGCGCGAGCTGTGCCCGCAACCTCCGAGCCGTACTTCACAGGTGGCCCATGGCCATTCCCGCGCAGCGAACTTCATTCGCGTACCCGAGACCACACCGGGAACGCGCTCGAATCGCTTCTCGATACGGATAGCGCCCGTCACGCCGCAGTACCTACACCGCCAGGTCTCTGGCCCCTCGTCCACCACGACCCGGAAGGGTAGGTAGCGGATGCGCAACCCCTTCCGCCGCATGGATGACCGAGCGGGACAGCCCGCCGCGTATGGCGAGTCCAACGTGCAGGAGGAGGACGGCACACGGTACGGGCCACGCTCTGCCGCGACGCTGGCCCGTCTCAAAGCTGCTTCCGGAGCTGGGACAGAGACCCGGTCGATTTCCCTGCCCTGGAGCACAGGTAGTCCCGTGCTGGACACAGCCGTGGACCAAGAGGCCGCTTTGACTTTGGCCGCGCTGTACAGCGCGACGGACCTGCTGTCCACCTGTGTTGCAACCCTTCCTATCAAGGGATACCGCAAGGTAGGCCAGGACCGAATCTGTATGCCGACGTTGCCGGCTCTGTTCGACCGGCTGGTTGGTTCGGGCCAGATCGTGACGTGGTGGCGTCGCTGCATGACGTCGCTTCTCCTACGCGGCAACGCCTACGGGCTCATCCTGGCCCGCGACAGGTTCGGCTATCCGACACAGATCGAGTGGCTTTCCCCGGACCACGTAGCCGTGTTGGACCGGATGGTCAGCGGCCGCGGTTCCTACCTCCACCCTGTGTGGACCTACCTCGGCCAGGAGATCCCCACGGAAAGCCTGGTCCACATCCCCTGGTACGTCGTGCCTGAGCGTGTACAGGGACTGTCACCAGTACGTGCGTTCGCGGCCACCATCGGCGTTGGCCTGTCGGCACAGTCCTACGGGACCGACTGGTTCAACAGCGGCGGCTTCCCACCCGGCAAGTTCAAGAACAGCGAAGCCGAGATCACCACGGACGAGGCCGCGATCATCTCCAACAGGCTGATGGCCGCGATGCGTGCTCGACGCCCGTTGGTCTACGGCAAGGACTGGGAGTACGAGCCGGTCACGGTGCCGCCGGAGGAAGCACAGTTCATCGAGACCATGCACCTGACGGCGACACAGATCGCGGCGATCTTCCACGTACCGGCGGAGTGGATCGGCGGACAGACCGGCAGCAAGGGCCTGCACTACAGCACGGCCGAGCAGGACATGATCCACATGGTGACCCTGGGGGTCCGGCCGTACATCGAGCTGCTGGAAAGCGTCTTCTTTGGCCTGCTGCCGGAGAAGCAGTACGTGCGATTCAACCTGGACTCCCTGGTGCGCGCGGATCTCAAGACACGCCACGAGGTGTACGAGATCGACGCGCACATCGGTTTGCGCACGGTGAACGAGATGCGCGCGCAAGAGGACTGGGAGCCGCTTCCGGAACCTCCGGAACCTCTGGAGCCACCAGCAGAACCGGCACCGTCCACTGTGGAACCAGGCGATTCCACAGTGGACCCGGCACAGACCGATCCAACCCCACCAGCACCGGCACCATCCGGAGCATCGCTGAACGGCAGCTCGCCTCGCCTGCTGTTGCCATCCGGCGTCCGCTGGTCCGTTCCTAGCTGACGCGACAACGGAGGTAACACACATGTCTGAACCGACAGGAGACAACATCATGACGGGTGCCGAGCGTCGCTATACCTCGGTGCCGGTAGACATCCGCGCGGCGGAAGGCCGGACCATCGGCGGGTACGCGGCGGTGTTCAACCGGCTGTCGGAGAACTTGGGCGGCTTCGTGGAGCAGGTCAGCCCGGCCACTTTCAACAAGAGCCGGGGTGACGACTGGCCGGGTGTCGTGGCTCGATTCGACCACGAGAACGCCTTCCTGCTCGGGACTTCGGCCGCGCGCACACTGCGCCTGTCCGTGGACGACATGGGTCTCCTGTACGAGGTGGACCCGCCCAAGGCACGGCAAGACATCGTGGAGCTTGTCCAGCGCGGAGACGTACGCCGCAGCTCTTTCGCATTCCGCGTGCCGAACGGTGGCGACGAGTGGGGGCTGAGCGACCAGAACTATCCACTTCGGACACTGGTCTCCGTCCAGCTCGTGGACGTGGCCCCTGTGGTGTCCCCTGCCTACGCGGACACGTCGGCTGGTCTGCGTTCCCTGGCCGCGCTCAAGGGTGTGGAGTATGAGGAAGTACGCACGATGGCCCAGGAGAACGAGCTGCGCCGCCTGTTCATCCGCACCGATGGCGGGGGCAAGCCCAAGGCGCCGACCAAGCGCACGTTCGGCCCGGCCGCTGTCGCCGCGCTGTTGAACAAGCGGGACGACCCCTACGCGTAAGCCCCTGCTGCTGGACCTGTTCTGTGGTGCAGGCGGCTCGTCGGTCGGCTACAGCCGCGCCGGCTTCGCTGTGATCGGAGTGGACTGGCGGCCGCAACCCGGCTACCCGTTCCGCCTGATACAGGCCGACGCCACTACCGTCGATGTCCAGGACTTACTGTCCACAGTGGACGCCGTCCACGCATCCCCACCGTGCCAGCGTTATTCCGTGATGGGACAACCCGGCATTGACCGGTCCCGATACCCGGACCTGATACCGGTCATACGGGAACGCCTACAGGCGTGGGGGAAACCGTGGGTCATGGAAAACGTCCCGCTGGCGCCGTTGCATGACGCCAAGCTCGTGTGCGGAGTATCGCTCGGGCTGCGCGTCATACGGCACAGGCTGTTCGAGACTTCCTGGCCGTACGAACCGTTGCCCTGCACCCACCTGCACGGCGGCAACGCGCTCGGTATCTACGTGTCTTTCTACGAGGGCCGGCGTCAACCGGCGGGACGTAAGACACCACCGCACCGCAAGGCGTCCCAGTTCCGCCAGGCCGCCGGGTTGACCTGGATGACCACGCGGGAGATGCGCCAAGCGATACCGCCGGCCTACACCGAACACATCGGCCGGCAGCTCCTCGACTACATCGACAGTCAGTCCACAGTGGAGGGAAGTGCTATGGCCGCGCGGGACGAGCAACTGGACGCATTCGACATCGGCATGGGAGCGGACGCGCCACCGAAGGCGGTAGTGCCGGACCCGCCCGTGGCCCCAACATCCATCACAGGGTTGAACACCATGATGGCCAGCATGGGCTTCCCGGGCGCGGACCTACAGGACCCGTGGGACTACCAACAGCCGGCCAACTAGACAGGGGAGGGAAAACCCCGTGGCACGAGGGAAGTCCAGCAAGCCCGCACCGATGCCGGGCGGTATGGATCACGTCATGCCGACCGGTGGTGCGACGGCAGCAGAGAAACACCCGCCGGTCGACATGCCGCACCCGCTGCAAGCGGAGGTCCCGGCCACGTCCAGCACCGACGACGCACACCCGCCAGGACCGGTCGCCAAGTAGCGGCCGGCGGCTCCCACCACCTAGTCCCCACGACCGTCCACGCGGCAGGCCGCCAGCCACCGCATCCCTACTCCGGCAACACCCGAGGCAGCGCGCCACGCACCTCACCGTCAGTCCACAAGCGACAGTGAGGGGACTCGCCATGAGCGAGATGACCGAGCGCCTACGGGAGCGCCGGCTCAACGTGTGGGAGCAGGCCAAGGCTTTGGCCGACCGCGCGGCGGACGAAAACCGCGCGTTCAGCTCCGAGGAGCAGGGCCAGTGGGACGCGCTGAACGAGGAGCTGGACAAGCTTGACGTTCGCATCAAGAGCGCGCTGGACGCACAGGAGCGCGCGAAGGAAGCCGACGCGGTCTTCGACCGGCTCGCCGGTGACAAGGCCGGCACCGACAAGCGCAACGCTGGCAACGACGGTGCGGACGCAAGCAAGACGGCCACGGAGCTGCGTGCGTTCCTGCGCGGCGAAGGCCCCCGTGCCATTGAGATCCGGCCGAACGGCCCGGTCAACTTCCGCACGCTCAGCAAGCTGACCACGGGCGCGGGTGGCAACCTCGTACCCACCACGTTCTATGACCGCCTGATGGCCCACCTCATCGAGGTGAGCGCAATCCTCCAGGCCGGCGCGACTGTTCTCAATACCACGGGTGGCGAAAGCCTCCAGGTACCGAAGACGACGGCCCACTCCACCGCGCTGCTGACCGCTGAGGCCGGCGCGCTCACCGCATCCGACCCGACGTTCGGCCAGGCATCCCTTGGTGCCTACAAGTACGGCCACTTGGTCCAGGTCTCGCGGGAACTGCTCACCGACTCCGGTGTGGACCTGGAGGGCTACCTGGCCATGGAATCCGGGCGTGCACTGGGAAACGCGCTGGGCGCTGACCTGGTAACGGCCAATGGTTCCGGCAAGCCAACCGGCATCCTGAACAACACCACGCTTGGCGTTACCGGTCCTACCGGTGCCACGGGCGGTCTCGGTGCCACGTCGGCCACGCTGAACCAGGGCGCAGACCTACTGTTCGACCTGTTCTACAGCGTCATCGCTCCGTACCGCGCGTCCAGCGCCTGCGCATGGATCGTGCGGGATGCCACGATGGCCGCGCTGCGGAAGATCAAGGACACCACCGGTCAGTACATCTTCCAACCCGCACTGGTGGCCGGCACACCGGACACCCTGATCGGGAAGCCCATCTACGTCGACCCCTTCGTGCCCGCGATCGCCACGGGTGCAAAGTCCATCATCTTCGGCGACATCAGCCAGTACTTCGTGCGGCTGGCCGGAGGCGTGCGCTTCGAGCGCTCGGACGAGTTCGCTTTCAACACCGACCTCGTCACCTTCCGTGCGTTGATTCGCGGGGACGGCATCCTGGTGGACCAGACCGGCGCGGTAAAGCACTTCATCGGAGCGACCACATAGACCGGCTCGTCGGCCCTGGAGCCTTCAACCGGTTCCGGGGCCGACGACGGGCCAGATGATCCACGAAGGGGTTGTGCATATGCGGCTACCGGCCATCGCTGTGTGCACGTGGTTGTGCCCCCGGCCGAGCTTGTCCAGGACGTGACCACCAACCCGCCGCCCAGCGATCCGGGTAACCCCGGCTGGACGCTTAACACCTTGCAAGCTCATGTGGCACAGGTCTTGGCCGAGCGGGACGCGCGGTACAGCCAGCGCATGGACTCGATCGAACGCATGATCGAAATCATGGTGACCAGCCAGGCCGACAAGGTCACCTTGGCCCTGGCCAGCGCCGACAAGGCGGTGCTCAAAGCCGAGGCGGCCACGGAAAAGCGGTTCGAGGGCGTCAACGAGTTTCGCCAAGCGCTCACGGATCAAGCCGCAGCCTTCGTGACCCGGCGGGAGTTCGAGGCGTTGAGAACGAGCGGTACGGAACGCATGGACGAGCTGAAAGAGCGCATGGACCGCACCACGGGTGTGACCGAGGGGGGCCGTACCCGAACCACCGACCAGCGCGCGGCGCTCGCGGCCTACGTAGGTCTAGCGGGACTACTGATCTCAGTGATCATCGTGGTGGCCACGATCCTGGCCCACTAGCTCCAGGACACCCAGAAAATCGGAGATCCCCTGACGTGCCGTGGCTTCCTGTCAACCACGGGGCAGGAAGCCACGGCGCCCCTCCACAAAGGACGGACATGACTCCACATAGGACAGTGGTTTGAGGTGCCCCTCAGGCGACAGTGCGCAGGCTGCGACTCGACCAGCCTGGACCCAGTGCTGGACCTGGGAAAGACACCTCTGGCCGACGCGTTTCCCCACACGGCACAGGAGCCGGAGGTGTACTACCCGCTGGTCGTGGTGGTGTGCCGGTCATGCACGCTGGTTCAACTGGAGGACGTTGTCCCGGACGCGTTGCTGTACGGGGCGGACTACGCGTTTCACTCCAGCGCGTCACCGGTCATCAGCGCATACCACCGGCAGTACGGCCAGTGGCTCATGGACCGGTATGGGGACAAAGCCCGTGCACTCACGGTGGAGATCGCTTGCAATGACGGCAGCCTTCTGTCCGTGCTTCACACCGCTGGTGCACGCGTGGTTGGCGTGGACCCGGCCACCAGCGCGGTGGAGGCCGCACGGGCTCGCGGTCTGTCCGTTGTGGACAGACCGTTCGACCAAGCCCTCGCCGCCGCGTTGCGTGACCAGTGGGGACCGGCAGGTCTGGTGGTTGCCAACAACGTGCTGGCACACGTGGCCGATCTTCACGGGTTCCTTGCAGCGGTGGAGTATCTGATGGCACCGGACGGCGTGGCCGTCGTGGAGTTCCAGTACCTACCGGATCTTCTGATCGGCAATCAGTGGGACCACGTCTACCACGAGCACCGCTTCTACCTGTCCGTGAACGCGCTGATCCCCATCCTGCGGCGTTACGGCCTGCATATCGTTCACCTACTGCGAACGCCCATGCAGGGCGGCAGCGTTCGTCTGAGCCTCACCAAAGCAGCCGGTCCGGTCGTGATGTTCCCCCGGGAAGATCGGTTGATGGTGCTGTTGGCCGGGTTCCAAGTTCGCGTGGACTACCTGGCCCGCCGTACCGCTGAACTGGTTCGCCAACAACAGGGCCGCGTGGCTGGTTACGGCGCGACCGCCAAGTCCGCAACTCTGCTGTCCTACTGCGGCATCGGTCCATCGGAGCTGGAGTACATAGTGGACACAACGCCCGGCAAGGTCGGGCGCGTCACGCCCGGCACGCATATCCCCGTGGTTGCCCCGGGAGACCAGCCGGTACCGGACGTGTACCTGTTGACCGCGTGGAACTACCTGGGCCGCGTGCTGTCCAACGAACGTAGCTTCTGCGACAACGGCGGTCGGTTCCTGGTACCCATTCCTGCCCCGGTGTTGCTGTGAGGGCGCTGATCACGGGTGTCTGCGGACAGGACGGTTCTTACCTGGCCGAACACCTTGCCGCTAGCGGGCACACCGTGTTCGGCTTGGTACGCGGACAGCCGAACGCGAAACGTGCCTGGATCGAGCGGCTGGTGCCTGGCATCAAGCTCGTGGAGGGAGACCTACTGGACCAGTCCAGTCTCCAGCGCGCGCTTGCCGCGAGTGAGCCCGACGTCGTCTACAACCTCGGTGCCATCACGTATGTCGGCATGTCCTGGCAGCAGCCAACGGTCATGTCAGAGGTCACCGGCCTCGGGGTGTTGCGATTGCTGGAGGCCGTCCGGGAGGTCAACCCGCGCGTCCGCGTCGTCCACGCCTCCAGCTCGGAGATGTTCGGGGACGCGCAGGAGAGCCCACAGACGGAGACCACGCGACTCGCGCCCCGTAGTCCCTACGGAGTAGCCAAGTGCTACGCGCACCACATGGTGCGCAACTACCGGGACTCCTACGGGCTGTTCGCGGCCACCGTGATCATGTTCAACCACGAGTCACCGCGACGCGGGACAGAGTTCGTCACGCGCAAGGTGACCCGAGCCGCGGCGCGTATTTCCCAGGGGCAGCAACGGTTTCTAGACCTGGGCAACGTGGACAGCCGACGAGACTGGGGTTGGGCACCGGAGTACATGACCGCGCTGCCGCTGGTGGCCCACCACACCGAGCCGGACGACTTCGTTGTGGCTACAGGGGAATCCCACAGCGTCCGGGAACTGGTGGCCGAAGCGTTCAGCGCCGTGGAGCTGGACTACCGCAATCACCTACGGATACGGGACAACCTGTATCGCCCGGCCGACGTAGACCATCTCCAGGGCGACGCAAGCAAGATACGGCGGACGTTCGGGTGGCAGGCCAACGTCGCGTTTGGACAAGTGGTCCGCCTGCTGGTGGCCCACGATCTGACCACGGTGGTGGCCGCGTGAAGTTCCTGCGACCAGCGGCTACAGCGATCCTGTGCAGCCACCGAAAGCACTACCTGGCCCACGCGCTACACGCTTTGACCCGCCAGACAAGAACTGACCTGCACATCCTGGTCCTGGACTCCGGTCAGTGGATCAACCGCGACGACGACCTGTCTCGGGCCATGCATCACATCTACCGCCGGTACGAACACCACCCGCTAGTGGAGTGGGTGTCCACGGGCGAGGGACCGGAGCTGCGGCGGGACGTGTGCCCCGTGGCATGGGTAACGAACGAGGCCTTGCGAGCTGGGCTGGTACGCGGCCGGTACGTGTTTATGGCCTACGACGACGACGTACACCACCCGGAGTTCATGGCGCGGATGGCCGGCTACCTGGACGACAACCCAGCGGCACAAGCGGTCTGGTGTTCTCAGGACCGCGTACGCCTTGGACCCAACGGGGAGAAGATCCTTGTCGGGCGCATCGCGGCCGAAGCACCACGGCATCCCGGCACGTGGGACTGTCATGTGGACGGCGCGCAAGTGATGATGCGCGCGGAAGTCCTGGACGCCATCGGCGACCCGTGGTTGCCGGAGTCCCCCGACATCGGATCGTGTCGCCACTCAGACGGGCTGTTCCTGGAGAAGATGGGCCTTGTCACCGGTCCGGTTCCCAACATCCCGGACGTGCTGGTCACACACCGGTTCACACCACTGTCGACCTACACCCCGTCATGACCCCGGACAACCTTCGGCTGTCAACCGCTCTGTTCCGCGTGGGGGACGCCGTGGAGAAGTTCACGGGGGACTACCACCTGGTCGGGGAAGTGCGCGCCGTGTTCGTGACGCGGGCAGGCAAGGTGCGGTACGTGGTGGAGCACATGCCAGGTTTCCTACACATCTACGCGGCGAACAACCTGCGTGCGCTGGACGAGGACAGCCCACCGTCCTAAGGAGACAGTCCAGTGAAGGTGTTCGGCTTCCATGACGGAGCCGCGTGCGGTTACTACCGCATGATGCTGCCACTGACCATGCTCGGCGACAACGGACACGAGGTGGACTTCAACCACGGCTGGCACGAGCGGGCCAAGGACTTTCCACTGATGGTGGGACAGCGCGTCGGCAAACCGGAGTCTCTGTCCATGTGGCGTCGGCTGGCTACCCCCGGTCGTCGTCTTGTATGGGAGACAGACGACGACGTGTGGAACATCGACCCGGCCAACGGTGCCGCGTGGCTGGTCCACACCCCCGACGTACTGGACGCCCTTACCTTCACGGTCAATACGGCGGACCTTGTAACCGTGTCAACGGAACCGCTCGCTGAAGTTGTCAGACCACTCAACCCCAACGTGGTGGTACTTCCCAACCACTTCGACGCCGCGCTCCTGGACGTTGTCCGTCCACAAAGGACAAAGATCACCGTGGGTTGGGCCGGTGGAGACAGCCACGTCCGTGACTTCGCAAGCGTCGCGTCCGTCCTTCGTCGCTTCCTTCTCCGTAACCCAGACGTGGACTTCCACAACATCGGCACTAGCTACCTCAACCCGTTCGGCCTACCAGGCCGGGCCACCACATGGTTGGCCGACGTGTGGGACTACTACCGCAGCATCGACTTCGATATCGGTATCGCACCCCTGGCCGACACCGTCTTCAACCGCAGCAAAAGCGGTATCAAGGCCCTGGAGTACCAGGCACTAGGTATCCCTGTGGTGGCCACGGACTGTCCGGCCTATCGCGGTGTAGTGCTGGACGGGGTAACCGGCTACCTGATCCGTAACGAACACGAGTGGGGCCGGCGGCTGTACGAGCTGGCACGTGACCAGGACATGCGCGCGGAGATGGGCGCCAAGGGTCGGGAACACGCCGCACAGTGGACCATCCAACGGGGCTGGTCCCTGTGGGAAAAGGCGTACTCAGCCGTCGCGTAGCGCGGCCGTCCACAACCTTCGCTCGCTTCTCTTGGCCTGGCGGCGACTTCGGGTGGACCGCCGGTGTCCCCACCCACGCGGCCCCACCTTGCGCCGCCGCCAGTCCTTACGCGTGGTGTCCACATGACAGGAGCAGTACCAGCGCTCCCCGCCTCGGCTTCCCAGCATCGGTGCCACAGCCAAGTCCCTTCCTCGGGTAACAACGTAACTCGTCATGAAAAGTGGTGTCCCGTCGTGCGCGTACGAATCCGGCAGTACATGTCAGGCACACGCAACGGGGAGGGCTGGCCCAACCCTGGGGAAGTGATGGAGGTCCCGGACCAGGAGGGAGCTGAGCTGTGTCGTAACGGGCTGGCCGAGCCCGTGAGCGAACCAGCTCCGGTTCAGCGCGCGGTTACCCCCACCCCGGAGAAGCGCTCGGCAGGGACACGCTGAGGCGCGCCGTGACACAACCAATAGTGCTCGCGGAAGTAGTGGTCGTTGCTGACATCGAGGTGGTGTCCCCACCTGAGCCGGCACCAAAGCCGGACACGGACGGAAGTGACCCACAGTGACAACCGGATTCGGTGCCGCCGGCCTGGCCAACGTGTGGCTCGACCAGTTGGACGGGTCCGCCGTCAAATTGCATACCGGTGACCCTGGTGTGGCCGGTACGTCCAACGCCAGCGCGGAGACAACCCGCAAGGCCCTCACCTTCTCCGCCGCTTCGGCCGGTAGTAAGGCGGCCGTCGCAACGCTTCCCTCCTGGGCCACCTGGTCGGCCGGATCGGAGACGTTGACCCACATCAGCCTGTGGACGGCCACGTCCGGGGGCACGTTCCGGTTGTCGCTCCCGCTCACCGCTTCCAAGGCAGTGGCCAACGGTGACACCGTCAACTTGACGAGCCTGACCATCGCGCTGATCCCGATCGCCGCGTAGGCCCACCGTGGCGGCCGTATTCGTCCAGGAAACCGGCGGCACCAGCGGAGCCAGCTCACCCGCGTCCTACGCGGTTACGCTCCCCAACCCCACCGTGTCCGGCAACCTGGTCGTGATCGTGATGGCCTCCGATGCCACGGTGGCGACACCGGCCGGGTTCTCCCTGGACAAGAGCCAGGTGAACAGCAACGGCCACTACCACTTCTCCAAGGTCGCGGCCGGGGAGAACAGTTGGACGGTTAGCCCGAACTCCTCGGCGGCCGGGTGTTGGTACGTGGCGGAGATATCTGGTCTGACAAGCACACCGCTAGATCAGACCGCATCCACGGGTGCCAGTACGGGCGCGACCACCCGGTCCACCGGCACCACCAGCGCGACAACACAGGCCGCGGAGCTGGCCATCGCCTCGTGGGGTTCCTCCAACGTGGGAACGGCGTTGACCTGGGGTGCTGAGAGCAACAGTTTCACCGAGCGAATCAGCGATGTTGTCACCTCCACGGCCGGGTCCAACGTGGCCCTTGCGGTCGCGTCCAAGGTGCTGTCTTCCATCGGCAGCGTGGAGTCCACGGCCACAGCGGACAGCGCGCAGGCACCCAAGTCCACCGGCATGGTGGTGACGTACCTGGTCGCGGCGGCTGGTGCCACGGTGACGCTCGACGGTGCACTTAGCGGCACCGGTCAGTTCACGGGGGCCGCGACGATGGGTCGCAACGTGGCCGCAAGCACTACGGGCACAGGGCTTTTCACCGCAGCAACCGCCCAACCTGCCACGGTCGGCACGCTCACGTCCACCGATGCGCCGACGAGCACGCTCACGTCCACCGACCAGCGGACAGGAGGACCAGCATGACCCGGTATGCAGTGGGTCAACCGTTCCGACTGTCCACTGTGGTCACGGATATCGACGGTCTACCGGCCGACCCGACCGACATCTCCCTGCAACTGCTGTGCAGCGCGGACGGTATAACGGCCACCTACGCGTACAACCCGGGAGACATCGTCCGCACCGGCACCGGCCTGTACCGCCTCGACCTGTCCACGCTGACCGCGCTCGGACACTACGCCTACGTGTGGTTGACCACCGGGTCCAACGCCGGGGCCGGTCCTATGATCGGTACGTTCGAGCTGTACAACCCGCTGGCCTTCAACGTGGTGTCCACAGACGACGCACGCCAGTACCTACGTCTGGTGGACGGGTCCGATGTGGACAGTGATGATGCCCGGCTGGCCGCGATCATCGGATCGGTGACGGACGGGTTGACACGCCTCGTGGGTCCGCTGGTGCCGACCACGTACACGGAGACGCTGTTCGCAGCCGGCTTCCTGCAACTGGGACGCGGTCCGGTGCGATCCATCACGTCCCTGACTGCACTGGGTTCTGCGCTAACCATCGCGGTGGCCGACGTGGAGGTACTACCGGGGGACGTAGTCCAGATGACCAACCAAGCGTCCATCAACGGTTGGTACACGGTGGTCTACTCGGCCGGCCCCTCCACCATCCCCAACGATGTACGTACGGCGGCCCTGGACTGGATCTTGCATCGCTGGCGCCAGACACAGGCTCACAGCTCCGCGACGTACGGGGACCTGATCCCGGACTTTGCCGGCCCACCCAACAGCGTGATGAACCAGGTACGGCACTATCTGTTGACGCGGAGCGGGGTATGACACTACGGGCGGCACGTGAATCCCTGACCGCCACGCTGGTGGCCTTGAACCTGTCCGGCGTTACCGTCCTTGGATTCGAGCCGACATCCCTCACGCGCGGTATCACAGTCACCGTGGCCAGCACTGGTATGGAGTCCGTGGAGTGGGTGTTGACCATCCGTGTGTACGTCAACGGCATACAGACCGAGGAGGCACAGGACCTTCTCGACGACACAGTGTCCAGTGTGGACAGTGGCATGGTCAGCGTGCCGCGCACGTCCTGGACGTTCGGGTGGGACGCGTTGAGAAACGCCTACGTGGCAACGACCACGGCCATGTTCCCACGGGATGACTTCTGATGCGCGTGCTCGCCGTACAGCCAGGCCCGGACTTCTCCGTGGTAGATGTCCACAAAGGATGGACGGAGGCCCTGACCAACCTCGGGTGCGCTGTCTCGGACTTCAACCTGGGGGAACGGCTCACGTTCTACAGCCGCGCGCAGGTACGCGTGGAACCGGGGGTGTACAGCGAAGGACTGACACCCGAGCAGGCCATACAGCTCACGCTCAACGGGCTGTACGCCGCCATGTACGTGGTGGTGCCGGAGGTTCTGTTGGTCACCAGCGGCTTCTACGTGACGGCTGAGTTGCTGGCCCGCGTCCGCGCGCACGGTACGCGCGTGGTGCTGTTGCATACGGAATCCCCGTATGAGGACGACCGCCAGCTCGAACGGGCCGCGTACGCCGACATCAATCTGATCAACGACCCGACCAACCTGGAGCAGTTCCGCGCGGTAGCCCCGACGTGGTACGTACCCCACGCGTACCGACCGTCCGTCCACCATCCCCGGCCCTGCCGCGACGGCTACCGCTCCGACTTCGCGTTCGTGGGTACCGGGTACCCCAGCAGGCAGGCGTTTTTTGAGCGCGTGAACTGGACCGGTCTGGACGTGGCCCTGGCCGGAAACTGGCCCGGTCTTACACCGGAGTCTCCACTACACCAGTACCTGGCCCATAAGCCGGACGAGTGTTGTGACAACACCGAAGCCGTGGACCTGTACGCCGGCACCAAGATGTCGGCCAACCTGTACCGCCGGGAAGCGGACCGTGACGCGCTGGTCCAGGGGTGGGCGATGGGACCTCGGGAAGTGGAGCTTGCCGCCACCGGCACGTTCTTCCTCCGGGAGCCGCGCGGGGAATCCGACACCGTGCTGTCGATGCTGCCCAGCTTCTCCGAGCCGGAAGACTTCGGGGAACAGGTCCGTTGGTGGATCGCTCATCCGGAGCAGCGCGAGGCTGCCGCCGAGCAGGCACGTACGGCCATCGCTGACCGTACGTTCACCAACCACGCCAAGATGTTGCTGCGCCTGCTGGGTGCCTAGCTACTGGCCGGCGTGATTGGACTGTCGAAGCAGCGCAACTCCCGCATGCGCTTGAACGCCGCGTCGTAGTAGTCCCTTGCGCTGTCGCGTTCCGCCTTGTCCAGCGTGGTTTGCAGGGCACCACAACTGCTCTCCTGCTTGATCTTGGTCAGCGTCGGGTCCTCCTTCGGCTTGCTGTGATCGCACGCGGCAAGCGACGTGGCCACAGCAAGCGCGGTCAAAACCCTGGCACACACGGTGTGAGCGCTACGTGTCATACAGCAACTATGCCTATCCGCGCGCCGAGTTAGCAACACCCAACCTGACAGGACGTGATCCGCATGGCTCGTATCGCCGGCCGGCGTGGACGTGTGTACATCGCAATCACCAGTGGTGGAACGGCCACCCCGCTGCCGTTCGTGGCCACGTGGGCGATCAATTTCGCCACGGATAAGTTCGACGTCACCACGATGGACGACACAACCAAGGTCTACGTCGCTGGTCTTCCCGACTCCTCCGGTACGTTCGCCGGCTTCTACGACGACGCAACACCTCAGACGTACACGGCCGCGACCGACGGCGTAGCTCGGGCCTTCTATATGTATCCTTCGCTGGCCACGGCGACGCAGTACTGGTTCGGCACGGTACTGCCGGACTTCTCCGTGGACGGTGACGTCGGTGGTCCGGTCAAGATGAACGTGACCTGGGCGGCGGCCACACCGTTGCAGAAGGTCGGGTAAGCCGAGCGATGACCGACGTGTCGATTACCACACGCGGTCTCAACGAGGCTGTCCAGCGCCTGCGCGCGGCCGACGCCGTTGTGCAGAAGGAGTTCCGGGTCGCGCTGACCGAGGCTGCTGCGCCGTTTATCAAGGCGGCGCGTGCCAACGCCAGCAGTCGACTGCCCCACCGTGGTGGGCTTGCCGCGCTGGTAGCGGCCTCGGAGTTCGAGGTCGTTCCACTGCACGGGCGTGGTGTGGCCGGGCTGCGTGTTACCAACCGAGCGCACGACAAGCGCATAGACAAAGGGCAACTACGCCACCCGGTGTGGGGGCACTGGCGTTCCATCGCAAGCCAGCCCGTACCCCCGGGCTGGTTTAGCGACGCCGGTCCACAAGCGACTCCCGCGATACGCCGGCTCATGCTGGCGGCCACCTCCCGCGTGGCCAAGAAGGTGGCCGGATGAAGTTCACCATCGACGTGGAGCCGTTCACAGGCCAGGTTTTTGAGCTGCTACCCCAGGACGACCTGACATGGGCCGAGGCCGGGGAGCTGGAATCCGTACTGGGCGTGTCCCTCACCGAGCTGGACGACGTGGACACCGGACGCCGACTACGGCGCAGTTCCCGTGCCCTGTCGGCGTTTCTGTGGATCAGCATCCGGCGACAACGACCCGGAACCAGCTACGAGGACGTAGCCAACACACCACAGAACGCCGTCACATGGGTACCTGAGCAGGAGTCGCCGGACCCTACCGACGCGTCCGCAACGGACCAGACCACCGACAGACCCGACTGACCTACCTAGCCGCGTTCGCATTCCACTTTGGAATCCGGCCGTGGGAGTGGGGTTCCCTGACCCTCGGGGAAATCGACGTGCTCTGTGCCGAAGTCGACGCGATCAACGAGCGGGAGTAGGGGGTCGCGCCGATGGCGGAGCTTGCGTTTGACGTCGTCCTCAACGACCGTGGCAGTAACGCCGGCTTCACCAAGCTGGCCGAGTCCATCCGCAAGTCCGGTGTGGCAGCGCAAAAGGCGGAGGACGCTCAGCTCAAGCTCGGTGCCGCATCCTTGCGTGGCAAGAAGGCCGCGCTGGACCTGTCGACGGCAGAAGAGAAACTCAACAAGGTCACGGCCAGCAGCAAGTCCAGCGCGGAGGAGAAGGCCCGCGCGCAGCTCGCGGTGGAGAAGGCCCAACTCAAGGTCGCCCAGTCCAACCGGGACACTGCTCGGGCCACAGACGAACTGACTGCCGCGACCGTCAAAGGCACAAAGAGCACGGGTCTGTCTCGGGAGATCCTGTTCGGCGCGGGAGTCGCCGCAGCCGCTGGTGCCGTGGGACTTCGCAAGATCATCGGCGCGTCGATGGACTTCGACAAGGCGATGAGCGGCGTTCAGGCCGTAGCCGGGGCATCCGCGCAACAACTGGACCTGCTGCGTACAGCCGCGCTCAACGCCGGGCGGGACACGTCCTTCTCCGCATCGGAAGCGGCAGTAGCGGAATCGGAACTGGCCAAAGCGGGTGTGTCCACTTCGGACATCCTCGGCGGCGCGCTGACCGGTGCACTAAGCCTTGCTGCCGCTGGACAACTGGACCTCGGGGAAAGTGCCACCATCGCTGCCCAAGCGATGAACATCTTCAAACTCAAGGGCTCCGATGTAACCCACATCGCGGACGTACTAGCGGCCGGCGCCAACAAGAGCGCTGCCGACGTAGGTCAGCTCGGCGCTGCGATGGGGCAATCCGGGCTGGTCGCCTCGCAACTGGGCATCAGTTTCGAGGACACGATCGCCGCCCTGTCCGCGTTCGCGGACAACGCGACTGTGGGATCGGACGCCGGTACGTCGCTGAAGACCATGCTGCTCAAGCTGGCCGGACCGTCCGTGGCGTCCGCCAACACGATGAAGCAGCTCGGTATCAACGCGTTCGACGCAAGCGGCGAGTTCGTTGGCCTGGAGAAGTTCGCGGGCATCCTGCAATCGCGGCTCGGCAAGCTGACCACCCAACAGCGCGACCAGGCTCTCACCACGATCTTCGGCACGGACGCCATCCGTGGTGCGAACATCCTGTTTTCCCTTGGTGCCAAGGGTGTTCACGACTACGCGGTCGCCGTTAACGACTCCGGTGCAGCCGGACGCAACGCGGCCATACAGATGGACAACCTGTCCGGGGATGTGGAAGCGCTACGCGGCAGCCTGGAGACCGCGTTTATCAAGACAGGCTCGGCGGCCAACGGTGTTCTGCGCGCGATGGCCAAGCAAACCGCTGGCGTGGTTAACGCGTTTAGCAACCTGCCCGGCCCGGTTCAAGCTGCTGGTCTGTCACTGCTGGCAGCAGGAACCGCTGGAGCTGGCCTGCTGGCCGCCTTCGGCACGATCGGACCGAAGATCACGGCCGCGCGCAACAGCCTCCAGGAGATGGGACGAGCTGGCCAGGTCGCCAACACCGCGATCGGCAAGATCGGCAAGGGTCTTGCTATCGGTAGCGGCGTTCTCGTCGGCCTGGAGACCGCCGGTATCGCCATCAAAGCCCTACAGGACGCGGTCGTTGGTGCTGTGCCCGGTGTCAACGAACTGACCAAGTCGCTACTGGCCACAAAGGACACTGCCGGTGTCCTGGAGGTTGTCGGCGGGGACCTCACGCAGTTCGGGGAGCGGGTCCGCATCCTGTCGGACCCATCCGTGGAGCAGAAGTTCTCGTCCACAATGGACTCAATCTTCACGCTGGGCCACGCAAAGCCCAAGAGCCTCCGTGTGGCCACGGACCAACTGGGCGCACTGGACAAGGCACTGACCGGCCTTGTCGAAGGTGGGCACAAGGAGCAGGCGGAGATCCTGTTCAAGCACCTTGCTGACGCCGCCGCAAAGGGCGGTGCGTCCGTGGACGAGCTGAAGAAGACCCTCCCCGGCTATGAGGACGCGCTAGCCGGTGTCGCGGTCAGCAACACGCTGGCCGCCGACGCAACCGACAAGCACACCGGTTCGGCCAACAAGGCCCGGGTGGCGTTGGGGGAAGAGAAGACGGTTGCGGAGCAACTGAAAGACAAGCTGGACGCGCTGAACGACGCCAACCTGTCCGCTGGCGAAGCCGATGACCACTTCCGCACAACGCTGCTGGATCTGACGGAGACGATCCATGACGGTGGCAAGGGCCTTGATATCAGCGCGGCCAAGACAGACAAGCAGCGTCGCGCGGTCATCGCCAACCGCGAAGCCGTCTTTTCCGCCATCCGTGCCGCACAGACACACGCGCAAGCAGTGGCCACACAGACAGGTTCCGTCGCGGCTGGCACTACCGAGTTCGGCAAGCACATCACAGCGCTACGCAAAACCCTTGCTGCCGCTGGCCTTCTCCCGGGTGCTATCGACGCGATCATCAGAGAGTACGGCCAGGTTCCCGCGCTGGTAACCACCAACGTCAAAGCCAACACAGCATCCGCACAACGGGCACTGGCCAACATCGACGGCGCAATCCGTCGTATCAAGCAACAAGACGGCACCACGGTCACGGTATTCGTACGCCAGGAAGCGACCGGACCGGAGCTGATCGTGAACGGCAAGGTCAAGGCTCGCGCTTCCGGTGGGCCGGTGGAGGCGGGACAACCCTACGTGGTGGGTGAGAACGGTCCAGAGCTGTTCGTGCCGGCTCGCGCAGGCACCGTGATGTCCAGCAGCGTTTCGATGGGCCGGTCCGTCTCCGTTGGTTCTGGGGCCGTGCAGGTGGTGTTCAACGGACCCGTGGGAGCGGGGGCCGCAACGGAAGTCCGCCAAGCGGTGGAGCAAGCGCTGTACCGGCTACGTACGGAACTGGTGACGGGGGCACGCCGATGACGGTTACCACAGTGCGGCCTGACTCCACCGTCTTGAACACGAACGTCAACACGTCCGGTGGGGCCAGCGCGTTCTCTGTGCTCGACGACAGTCCCGACAACGACGCCACTGTGGCACAAGGAAGTGCTAGCCGCGCGGAAGTACGCCTTAGTTTGACCACCACAACGGTGGGAACCACCAACCGCGTCAAGCAGGCGCGTATCCGAGCGCGCGGCGCCCACGAGGGAACCGACGTCGGTCACGTGGAGCAGGTCAACCTTCGGCTCTACGACCCGTCGCTGGGGGTGTCCGGGCGAAACAACGCATTCGCCACCTACTCCAGCTCGTTCACCGCGTTCAGTGCCGGCTACGAGACCACACCACCCGGCGGTACGGCCTGGTCACAGTCCATTGTGGACCGCCTACAGGCGCGGGCCTTCTGGCTCAGCAGTATCAACGGCTTCTTTATCAAGGTCAGTGAGCTGTATGTGGACCTCGATATCTACGCGCAGCCCGTGGTGTCGGCCGTCACGGTCACCAACACCACGTCCACCACAAAGCCGGACTTCAGCTACACCTTCACACAGACGGAGGGATTGCCGCAGACTGCCGTACAGGTCAAGGCCTTCTCCGCGGCCCAGTACGGCGCGTCCGGCTTCGATCCCGCAACCTCCACGGCGGCCTGGAGTTCCGGTGTCACGCTGACCAACCTCGCATCCGGCACAGTGGGCACCGACCTGATCAACGGCACCACCTACAAGGTGTATGTCAGCGCCGGCATCGACTGGCCCGTAGAACAGGGCCTTGGCTCCGTGTACTACTCCGCATGGGTGGCCTCCGGCTCGTTCACCATCACGGTGTCCCCACCCCCGGCCCCCACGCTGACAGTCACCAATCAGACCAGCCTGCCCGGGTACCGCAACCTGATCCGGCTCACCGCTCCTATCAACCTGATCACGGAGCAACAGGCGTCCCTGGAGGACACCACAACCACCGGGTGGGCAGCCACCAGTAACAACACGATCAGCAACTCCTCCGCGTACGCGGCAAGTGGCACGCGCTCCCTCCAGATGTCCTCCACAGCGGCCGGCACGATGACAGCGGAGATGAGCAGCCGCCCCACCGTCAAGGCCGGCGTCAGCATGACCGCGCTGGGCACGGTGCGTTCGGCGGTATCGGTGCGCACTGTCCGCGTGGGCATCCGGTTCTACGACATCTCCGGTGCGCTTATCGGGTCCACCAACTTCGGCACCCCTGTGTCGGACGCGACTGGTTCCGACACCACACCAACTGTCACCGTGACAAGTCCAGCGGCAGCAGCATCGGCAGCCATCGTCCTGGAGGTGCAGTCCACAGGGGCCGGCGCGGAGGTGCACCGTTGGGACAAAATGGATCTCCACTACGGGTCCAGTACTACGTGGACCCCTGGGGGTTACAAAGACACGGCCACGTTGACCGTGTACCGCGCCCAGCGCATCAGCACAGATGTTGCGCGCGGGCCCGCGCGCAACTGGCTCCATCCCCAACTGTTCAGTAGCGGCGCGCTCAACTCCAACACCGACGGGTTCAGTGTCCGCAACTCCGGGGACGCCATCCGGACAATGCCCCTGGACCGAGCCAGCCCGGAAGGTCCCGGGCAAGTCAGCGCCGGCATGATCGAGTGGACAGTGCGCACCACAACCGGTGGGGCACTGGACATCGGTGCGGCGGACGGAACAACCAACGACGGGCTACAGCCGTACCCGTTCCCGGCCGTGCCAGGCATGTCGATGACGGCCACCCTGTGGGCCTGGGCTTCGGCCGCATGGTCCACCCGCCTGGGGATCATCTACACCGACCGTTTCAACACGCAGGTCGGCAGCACCACGTGGACCGCAATCACAGCACTGTCCACAACGGAACAGAAGTTGAGCATCGCGGCCACACCCCCAGCAGGCACGTGCTTCGCACGGATGGTGCTGGAGAACAACACACCAGCAAGCGGCGTACAGGTCTACCTGTGCATGCCGCGCTTCCGCGTCACCGCCGACCCGGACGAGGCGTGGTCCGGCCAAGTGTTTTCGTGGGAAACGGAGACAGTACGCGCGCTGTCGTCCTCGTCCATTGTGGACGGTGCCAGTGACCTGATCGTGTACGACCACGAACCACCGGCCGGTCGTCCGTGCTTGTACTGGGCGCGCGTAATGGCCGTAACGTCGGCCGGTCTGTCGATGGCCTCCCTGGACTCCACAGCGGTTCACGTGTACACCACGGCCCCAACCAAGACCCTGCTCAAAGACCCGTTCCAGCCCGAGAACGCCTATGTAGCAAGGGTTTTGACGGACAACAGCGTTACACAGGAGGAGGACGCGGACGAGTCCCACGTGATGGGTCGGGACGGGGAGCCGGTGATCTTCCGCGACTGGCTGTCCGGAGAGAACGGCCACATCGTGGTCTTCGCGGCCTCGGAGCTGGAGCGCTACCGGCTTGACCAACTTCACCCCAGCGCACGGCCGCTGCTTCTCCAGTGGGCAACCGGCGGCAACACCTACATCCGCATCACGCGACGTAGTAAGGCACCAGTCCGCATCGGTGCCGGCTACTGGCGCGCGGAGTTCGACTACGTACAGACAGGGCGGCCCTGATGTGGCCACAGTCGACACGCATGGCAACCTCCTTGGCCGCAGGAGGAACCGTTGTCGGCAAGCTGGACATACTGGTCGACGGTGCGCTGGCCCTGTCCCTGGACTCCACGGACCCCACCTTTACCGACCTCGGTGGTCCGGTCGGTGGACGGGTGGACGTCCAGCGGGGAACGGTACGGCGCTCCTGCACCGTGTCCCTGCTGGACGTCGACCGGGTGTTCACCCAGCAGGACGCGCTGGACCTACTGGTACCGCTACGCGCTGAACTACGCCCGTGGCGCGGCGTGATCTACAGCGACGTGACCAACGAGCAACCACCGGACGACCGGGAACTGGTACCTCTGGGCACATTCGTCGTGGCCGACGTCGACCTAACCCACTGGCCGCTAGTGGAGATCAGCGGCTATGACCGCGCGTGGTTGTTGGCCCAGCACCGCAACATTGCGGCCTACGCCACCACCTCCGGGGCGTTGTCGATGGTGGCCCTACAGGATCTTCTGGAGGCCAGCACCTTCCCGGCCAGCCGACTGGAAACGCGGTTCCCGGCCACTACCACCACGGTTGGTGCCCAAGTGTGGGACGCGCAAAGCGACCTAGCCGAGGCAGCGCAGGACATCGCGGCAGCGGCAGGTCATGTCTTCTACGTCGACCCGCTCGGGGTGTTCACCTGTGTACCGGAAACCGACCTGGACGCGGACCCCGTGGTGCTGTCCTACGTGGAGGGCGAGTCGCTGCTGATCCTCCCCAGCCTCAAGCGGTCCGGTTCCGACACGCGCAACGCCGTAGTGGTCACCTCCAGCGCGGCCGACCTGACCACCGTCGTGTCTGGGTACGCACAGGACGACGACCCTGCTTCCCTCACCTACGTCGGTGCGCTCGGGGTGATCCCGGAGTTCTTCGACAGTCCTCTGATCCGAACGGCGGCCCAGGCCGACCTCGCCGCGCGTACACGATTGCGCAGCATCGTTGGTCTGTCGGACGCAACGGCGATTGTCGCGCTGGTCCAGCCCGGCCTGGAGTCCGGGGACGTGATCTACGTGCGCTCGTCGGCCCCCGACATCGACACGCGGTTGATCGTGGACTCCTTCTCCGTACCGCTACGCGTGGGGGAGTCCCAGACCCTGACCTGCCGCGCAAAGGTGGTGACAGTGTGACGCTGGCCGAGGACGTACGCCAAGCAACCCGGCGGTCCGTGGTCCGGCTGGCACCCCGGCGGCGCAACGCAACCGTGACCGTGGCCAGTCCCCTCACTGTCACGCTTGAGGGCGATTCTGCCGCTGTCAACGCGGTGACCCTCACCAGTTACGTCCCCGTGGTGGGAGACGTCGTGCAGGTGCTTCTCAACCCCGGGGCTCTACCGCTGGTTCTGGGGGACGTCCTCACCACGCAGGACGGCTTGCCCAGCGTGGTGACCGACAGCACCGGAGTGGGACCTACCTCCGGAACCACGGAGCTTGTGATCGCCACTGCCGCGTCGGTCACCCTGGACGGGACGACACGCGTCCGTGTCCGCTACGAGGCCGCTCGTATCGACACCACCATTAACGGGGACGTGTTCACCTTCCGCATCAAAGACGGCTCCACAGTGATGCGGGCCTTCCGCTATAACGCCCCGGGCCTGGCTGCAGACGGGATCAACTTCGAGTGGATCTCCGACACAGCGCCGAGCGCCGCCGCGCACGTCTTCACAGCCGCCGTCGTACGGTCCTCCGGCACAGGGACTTTGCAGATCAACGGCAGCAGCGTGAACATCGCACAGTTCAGCGTGAGCCGGTTTCGCTGACCCCCTACCGCACAGGCATGGTGGACATGACAACGTTCGCCGACATCTCACACCACCAGTCCACTGTGGACTTGGCGGCCTATGCAACCGTCCACGACCGGGTGGTACTCAAGGCCACCGAAGGAACCACCTACACAGACCCCACCTTCGCGGCTCGGTGGCGACAAGCCGGGTCACTGAACCTGGCCCGTGTCGCATACCACTTTGCCCGCAACGCCAACACCGGCAGCCTGGAGTTCGATCACTTCCTGTCCGTTGTGGACAGTGCAGGTATCGGTCCCCGCGACTGGCTATGCCTTGACACTGAGGACACAGCAAGCCCAGGACGCGCGGTCGCTGCGGCACAAGAGTTCACGGCGCGCGCTGTTCAACGCGGCTACGCCAACGGACTGGTCTACACAGGACGGTGGTACGCAGAACCCAACGGCTTGACAGCCGACGCGATGCCACCTGGCTGGCGGCGCCTGTGGTTGTCGGACTACACCACCGCCCACAGTGACACCGGTATGCCGCTGCCCACAGGGTGGACACGAGCACAGGTAGTTGCTCGGCAGCACACCTCCACAGCCACGGTTACCGGGATCACTGGCCCCTGTGACTACAGCCGCGTACTGGCGGACTGGCTCCAAACCACCATGGCACCAGGGGATGACAACATGAGCGCCGAGGATGTACAGGCTCTGTCTGACAAGCTGGACGCCATCTTCCGGCTGATAACGGTCGGCGATTCTGCCGATGACACCGTGGACCCACAGACACACCGGTTCAACCTCCAGCGTGTGCTGCAAGGTTTGGAGGACCCGACCTCCTCCAAGCTTCTCAAGAACGACGCACAGCAGCTCGCTGCCCTGACCACCATCACGGCGCAACTGGCCGCGCTGACGGCCGTGGTGGGAGGACCACCAACCGGTAGTGGCGGCTGGACACCGGAACAGGCACACCAGATTGCCCTGGAGGCAGCGCGAGAAGCCGTGGACGGGATCACGGTCACCGTCCACGGCGAACCGGTCTAGCTGTGATGAGGCACTCCGTTCATCGACGGGGGTGGTGTGGGCACAGGGTGCGTCCACGTGTAGCCGGCCAGGTTCACCAGGATGTCAACGACCTTGTTGGCCACGTCGTCCACCACGAACTGGTGAAGCAACATCCGCGCGGCCACGGGATCGCCCTGGTTCACCCACAGCGCGGCGGAGTCCACCATCAGTTGGGCCTGCCGTCCGCTGAGGCAGTGGGTTTTCGCCATGAGGCGGTAAGCCTCCTCCCGGCTCCTGTCGCCACCCAGCGACGCGCACGGCTCGGTGCGGGAATGGGTGATGGCGCAGTGCGTGCACAACCACTTGTCGCTGATCGGGTCTTCCGGTGGTAGCTCGTCAGCAGGCTGTACCAGCTTCTTGACCGACCACGCGAACGCGGCTTCCGTAACCTCCAGCTCCTCCAGTGCCGCAATGATGTGTAACGTGCCTAGCTTGACGAGGGCCTGTCCCTTATCCGCGCGCACCGTTGCGGAGATCGCCGTGGACGGTTGCAAAGTGATCTCGCCCTGCAACCCGTGCAGGTTCCTACGCTCGTCGCCACCGAACCGCTGTGTGGTGGGCTCACTGATGTGGGACACGGACACTCTCCTTACGGCATAGGGAAACGAGTCGGCCCCCGAGGTTGGCGTGTCACTGGGTTCTCCAGCGCACGCTGACCTCGGGGGCCGATTTTTGCGTTCATCACACATACACGGTGGTCACCACACGGTGCGCGGGGTTGATTCCGGGTCGGGACTTGCGTCCTGTGTGGACAGTGGCTCACGCGCCGTGGCATCCCCGGTAGCCAGGTGCTCCCGCACCTGCTTGACACGAACCGCGGCCGTCTCCGCATCAAGACCGAACACGGCTGCGATCGCGTCGGCCAAGGCATGATCTGTGACCGGGGCGGGACCGACACCACGGCGTGTTCTGCTGTAGCGCTCCCACGCGATCACTGCGGCAGCAGGGATTCTCCAGTGGCCCGCATAGTTGTTGCGCACCACAGGGACTTTGCCCACCAACTCGGCGGGAAGGAACCCCGCGACGTTGGTAACCCCGTCAACGCTGCGCAGCCACGCGTTGACTGTAGTGGCCGACCGTTCTAGGTGGTCGGCCAGTTGCTTGACCGTCCAGTCTGTTTCGTTGGCTGACTTGGGTGTCAAGCGCACCTCCCGGTCACGGCCTTCTCCTCTTCGCTGTATCGAGCCCACATGAACCCAGGATCGTAGGCCGTCCCGGGCGACTGCACGTTGTCCCGTAGCTTCCCGCTCGGCCACTGTCCTCATGCGAACGCGAGGTCGCCCACCACTTGCGCGTTGTTGGTCGTTGTCGGATGTTCGCACTGCCACGCCCGGCGGCACCTTCTTGCACATCTTTGCCACCACGACCGACTCGGAATGCCACTGGCCATCGGACAGTTCGGCCAGCAGCGTTTCGATCCACGGTTGCCGTTCCCTAGGCATGAACCACACCCGGTGCAGATAGCTCGCTACGTATCTTTTGCAGCGTATTGACTGCGGCGTCAATCCGCTCCACGATCTCCTCTCTGTCAGTGGTCGGATAGTGGGAAGCGACCCCCGCGTAGTCCGTGATGTGGAGGACGCTAGTTACCGCGCGTTCAAGGTTAGTACGCGCAGTGTGTCTTTTCCCAGGGGTCGGTTTGTATGCTGCCCCGCCGCTTTCGATCCGTCCTTTGTAGACCTGCTCGCGCAGGTCTTGCACGAGCGAGCGTTGTGTGTCCCCGGACCGACTCACGTTGATAGTGGCTATCACGTCTTGAACTTCGTCGCTGGTGAGCCCACCGTCGACAGTCAGACGGGCCAGCTCGCGGAACCCCTCGTCTGTGTGGACACCGCCAAGCCGTTGTCTGGTACTGGCGGGTAGCTTTTCCCACTCCCGATCCGTGAGACCGGCCGCGCTTGCGCGTCGTTTTGCTTCCTGTCGGCGAACCTCCTTTTCCAGTGTGGACAGTGGCACCAACATCAGTGCTGCCGCTGCGGTCTGGGACATCTGGTTCTCCACCAGATGCAAGGCCTGCCGCAACCGCTCCTCTTCCGGTGGGGGAAGCCCGTGACCGAGGTTGAGAACGAACGTCAGCTCCAGGACCGTGCGCTTGGATACGTCCGTTACCTCGTACACGTTGAGCAGCAGGTTGCGCCGCGTGTAGGCCGCAAGCCTGTGGTTCCCCGACACGATCACGTACAGCCCGTTGTCGCCGCGCCGTGCCACCACGGCAGGAAGGCCGCGCCCTGTGGACAAGGCCTCCGTATAGCGAGCCGCTGTCGGCTCGTCCAGCTTGCCGAGACGGGAGTTGTTGTTGATGGACGCGACTGGGTCGAACGCGGATGGTGCCACGTTTTCCACGTACTTCCACGTCACACCGCGCTTGGTAAGTAGCTCCTCCACTTCCGGATCTCGAACGGATTGTATGGCCGTCTTTGCCACAGAGGTTTTTCCTTTCATACGTAGGCGTCGAGGATCGTGCGGCTGTCCTTGGCCACCACGACCTGGAGTCCTAGGTAACGTCGCTTTTCGATATGAGGCAACGACTTGTCTGGGATCACCTCATCCGGGTTGTTGGTATCGGCGGCGAGCAGGACCTTTACGGGGTCCAGGTTGCGGGCCAGGATCTCGGCCCGGCAGCCACTGCGGAAGCGCCATCGCGTAGCTGCCCGCTCCACGGCTGACAGGTCATGTCCGTCCAGCAGTTGCGGATACACCGACGGCACCGGCTGTTCTACCTGTACCGCACCGTCCCGCTTGATAACGGGGAACGGAATCGTGATGTTGTTACGGCCCGCCGTCGATGGTGCGGCCGGAGGAAGTGAACCGAACACCGAGGCCGGTAGCTCTCTCATCACGCTTGGGCGGACAGCGCTGCGAATCGGTGTGCCGTAAAGCTTCCAGCCGTAGACGTCGGCCCGGCAGTTCCGCGCGCACTTGTCACACAGCTCCAGCTTCACGGTGTCATCGTCTAACCCGAGGATGACCGACGTGAGGAGCGCACACGGTGTCTCACACCGGCCACACTGTGGGGATCGTGCCATCGCCTGTTCCTCCCGTACCTGTAGGACTCGGTAAGGCCAGTGTGCCTACGACCGCCGCCGCTACCAATACGTGATGAGCGCCGGTATCGGGTGCCGCAGTCTACGCGGCCGCGTACACCCTGGCCGGATAATCCTCCAAGGATCGACGTACGGCAACAGGGCACGCCTACCAAGTTGGGCAACCCCACCGGCACGGGAGAGCCACACCGTCGCGTGTGGATCGTTCCCCCAGCTCGCTACGTACGTACCGGTTGTTGCAAGCACCGAGGTGTAGGTAACATGGGGTACGTACGAGAAACTCTAGATCCTGACAGGATCTTAATCGCCCCCGGAGGTACCCCAGGTGATACACGAAAACGCTTACGTGGAAGCACATCCGGCCACTGACGCGTGGATGATGGGAGATCGTTACGGCACCGTGGTCAAGGTGGGCCGTGTGTGGGTGCACGTTCGGATGACACGGTCAGGCAAGGTGCGCAGGTTCCGGGAGCGGAACCTGATCGTGCAGGACAACTGACGTGCCCACCATGCTGGTGGTGACCCCAGACATGGAGGCTGTACCGGTTATCGCGCAGCCTCAGCAGGACCTGTTCATTCAACTGGTCAGGTTCCCGGTACGCGTGTTGGTTCGCCCTACCTTCCTGGCCTACGTACCGTCCACCACTACTCCTGCAATTAGCGTGGGGCGTCCTCCACTCAACCTGCTTGCGTCCGCGCTGCTGTACCCGGACGTGGTGATCGGGACCGGGGTGCTTGTCGGGCGCGGACGCACCTCCGACGTACCGGAGAGCGTGTTCGCTGCCGTGGTGGAGATATGGCGCCGCCTGTACGAGGACACCTCGTGGTAACCACCACCACGGGGAAGCCGTGGCTGACACCTCACGCGTGCGCTGTGTGTGCCAGGACGCTGAACTACCTGGAGGGCCGGGACGAGGGCGCGTGGGTCCACGCCCCGCAGGATGAGGATCGATCCCATCCCGTGGTTGCTGTACCGACTACGGCAATCGCCGCCTTGGAGCGCTGTGACTTCTGCTCCGTGGACACCACACAGTTCATCGTGCCTGCCCGGTCGTTCTCGCTGGGCACGATGTTCGGGGGGTTGGACGGCAACAGTGTGGGGGCCTGGGGTGCCTGTTCCGCATGCGCGGAGTTGATCCGGACCAACAGGTGGACGGCCCTGGCACGTCACGTGATCACGACCTACCGAGCCAACGGGATCATGCCGACCGGCCTACCGGACCAGGAACTGGAGACCAGGATGAAACGCCTGTGGCGGATGCTGCGGGCCAACATCACAGGGGAGCTGATCCCTCGATGACCACCACCAGTACGCAGACCCCACCACAGCGGCCGTACGAGGAGTGCTGCCGCTGTGGGGTGGACGCATACAACCCGAAAACCGGCCACTGTGGACACTGCGGTGCGACATCGAGGAGTACGCCATGAACGGTGACAGGGTGGCCGACCTGCTGGCGGAGCTGGCCCACCAGCATGACCGCACCACGGACCCGCAACCCAACCCGCGTGTGGTGGTGGAGATCGCGGACGCCCCGGGGGAAAGCTACTTCCCGATCACGGGTGTGTCCCTGCTGGACGACGGAACCCTGGCCGTACAGGTGAAGATCCCGCTACATGCGGCCACCGTGGAGGTGATGAACGGCCACTGGCCCGACAGCACAGGGGTGTTCCGTAGCTGCTCCTGTGGCTGGCGCTGGACACCGGGGTGTGACTTCACCACCCACGTGGCCACCGAGCTGCTGATCCGGATGGAGAAGCACTGTGGCCGGTAGGACGTACGACACGTACGCGCGCCTGTCTCGCGCGCCGGACGGATCACTGGAGACCGTGGAACGCCAGCTCCGCGATATGCGCGAAGCCCTTGCCGTCACGGGAGACTTCGTTGGCGAGGAGTTCTACGACAACAACCTGTCGGCCTGGAAGCGCAACGTCTGCCGAGAGGACTTCGAACGGCTGTTCCGCAAGATCGAGACTGGTCAAACCACGCACGTCATGGTGTGGCACACGGACCGGTATTACCGCCAGATGTGGGACCTGGAGCGGCTGATCAGGGCGGCAGACGCTGGCTTGGTCGTTAGGCATCTGTACGGGGAGTACGACCTGTCAGACGCAGACCAGCGCGCTAACGCGCGCATCATCTGCACTATGTCGCAGAAGGCCTCCGACGACACGTCCCGCCGCGTACGGGCCAAGCTCGTCGACAACGCCAAGCGCGGGAAGCTGCACGGCAAGCGCTCCTACGGGTACAACACGGACGGAACCCAGGTACCGGCCGAGGCCGCTGTCATCCAGGAAGCTGCCCGCCGCCGCATCGACGGTGAGGGGTGGGACGCGATAGCGAAAGACCTGACGGCCCGCAACATCCGCACCGTGGAACATCGAGTCCGGATGGCCGACGGCGCCACCCGAGTTACCGGGGGCGTCCACTTCACCCGTACGTCCCTACACAAATTGATGGGAAACCCGCGCCTGGCAGGGCTCGTGCTCCACGACGGTGAGCTGCTCGGCAGGGTTGCGGAACCGATCCTGGACGAGGAGACGTGGCAGGAACTGTCGCTGATCCTTAGCACAAGCAGGCATGGAGCCCGCCCCGATGCGCGCTACCTGCTTACCGGACATGTGTGGTGTACGGAGTGCAAGGGCCGTAAGCGCGGGGCGATCATCCGTGAGGCCAAAGCTGCCATGCCTGACGGGCGACCCCGACGTGTCTACCGGTGTCGGTCCACCGAGAGCGTCAGATGCGCTCGCACGGTGACGGCTGAGTACCTGGAGGAGGTTGTCGGGGAGTACGTCAAGCAGGCCCTGGCCAACCCGGTGTACGTGGCCCAGGTGATGGCGGCCCTCCATGTCCAGGACGACAAGTCCGCGGCCGTCCAGGCCGAGCTGGACCGCTTGACAGACGCGATGGCAGCGCTGGTGGACAACTACAGCGCCGGCTACATCACAAAGATCAAATACGCGGAGTCCCGTGAGCGACTGAGGCAGAGGATCAACGCTCGTCGCGCGCAACTGGCCCACCTACAGGACCCGGCCACGGTCGCGGCGGCACAGACCTTGCAGGTGCACCGGGCATGGGAGGAGGCCGACACCAAAGGCCGGCGACAACTGGTGGACGCCGTGGTGGAGCGCGTGTGGGTGTCCGGTGTCACCGGTAAGCGCTCCGCGCTCGCGCCGTTCGACCCTAGCCGCGTACGGGTGGAGTTGGTGAAACCGGAACAACGGCTCGGTGGGGTCACCGTGCTGCAACCGCCGGGAAGCCTGGCGGTCAACCTGAGGGAGGGCACACGCAATGCCGGAACGTAGCGAGCGGTACTACATGCGCGTTGAGCCGGAAGGTCGACGCACCTTCTACGGACCGTATGCGGACGACGAGCTGTCCGCGCCGACCCGTCTTGCAGAGGAAGCACGGCAACTCGGCGCGGAGCTGTACGTGACGCGGGCCAGCAACCTGTATGAGGCCATGAACGCTTTCCCCAGAGGTGCAAGGCGATGACGCGTCCGGAGCTGTGCATCAACGGGGAAGCACACGATGACGTGCGTATCTGCCAGGTACAGCAGAAGGTGGACGCGGAACCGACGTGGCAACTGGTGGACTGCGGCGTGTGCAAGCGACTGGACGTGATGGAGGACGGGCCGCTTTCCGCGCTGGTCCAGGAGCTTCTGGACCTGGTGGATATGACCGGTGACACCACGGACGAGCAGGTGGAGAACAGCCTGGAGCGGTTGAGCGAACGCATCGACGAGGAACCTCGTGTAGTGGGTGTTTACACGGGGAAGGACGCGCCTGACGAGGGCTTTCAACCGATTCGCTGTACGCGCTGTGGGCATGTCGGCCGGGTGGCCAATGTCAGCGTGGACGAGCGAGTGTCCCGGGACGTGGACGGTATCCCGCTAGCGGTGTGCAGGGGCTGTGTGCACAAGGCCACCCCGGACATGGAGCAACCACCCCCGGTACGCCGCCTCTCCCGTCGAACGCGGTTGAGGCACCGCCGGCTTGCCGCCCTGGTCGCGTACCTACGGGGCAACGGGGAGGTGTCCGCGCGACCGATGATGGATCACCTACGTACGGGTACCCATCTGCATGCCCTGCTGGTGGAGCTGGAGACCGCTGGCGTTGTGGTGTCGCGCCGAGTGCGTCCGGGAGAGCTGGCGCCAGCGTCGTTGCCGCGCACCGTGTACCGCCTGGTTCAGCGGTAGGCGGCGCGTTGTGGTGCAGGTGACTATCTCCGTGTCCGGTAACACCACGCGGCGCACAACGCTGCCTGAGCTACCACGGCGCGGGGACCGCATGCTCATGCGTACCGGAAGCAAGGTGTACGAGGTCGTCAACGTGATGTGGTTCGAAGAGGCGGAGGATCAGTGGGAGATACGGGTGGTGCTTCGGTGACGCATCCCCTGGTCCGCGCATTCATGGTGGGCTCGATATTCGCAGCGGTTGTGGTGATCGTTGCGACTGCCACAGGAGTTGGCATGCCTGGACATATCGACGGTTACTTTCGGCACATACCGCTGGCCGAGCTACGCAAGCACATGGACTCGGCCCCTGTGCCAACCGGTGCTGTGTTGATAACCGAGGAGGCCGAGGAAGGATCAGCGGACCGGGCCACCACACTGACGCGAGAGTATCGCACGACACCAAAAAGTCCGGCCTGCGCGCAAGTTGTGTATGCGGCTCGCGCGGCCGGGTGGGAGTTTATATACGCAGGTAGGCCTATCGACCCTAGAACCTGCGCGACAAACCACGATGTGGCGTTGGGCGATCTGATTCCACATGCGACACAGGCCGCCCCGATCACAGTTACCTGGGACGGCCCGCGACTGTTCTACTCGTTGACCGAGGGCGACATGCCCCTCTAGTCCCCGTTAACCGAAAGGCCCTCGTCCGTCGCCGGCGAGGGCCTTTCGTGTTTCTGGAGCACGCGCTGTTGCTCCGCTAACTCCAACACTCTTACGCGGCCGGTGGTGTTCAGCTCCCGCCAAACTTCCAGTAAGCGGATCAGGGCCGCGTCGCCGTCCATCATGCCGCCGAGGGCCATCATCAGTGTGGTTACGGGTAGTTCCAAACCTGCGGCCAGCTTGTCCAATGTGGACTGTCTTACCGAGTAGTGCCTACGGTGGCGGTCCAGGATGCTGTACAGCGTGGTGACCGGTAGCTCGCTGCGCTTGGCAAGCTGAGCCTTGGACCAACCACGCGCAGTCCGTGTGCCTTCGATCAACTCGCGCAACTGGTCCGGCTTGTCGGTGCGAGGGTTCGAGTGCACAGGTGGGGTCCTCCCTGTCCGCTTAGGACACATGGCGGGCAAACCCTACACGTAGCACATCCCCGTCCCAGGGGTGGACGACATCGTTAATGACGGTGCTAACTAGGCACTCTCCCAATGGCCATAGGCCCTAGCCACGGGTGTACGCGGTCGCGTAGAACCGAAGGCACGCTTTTCCGTGCCTCGATCCCGCAAGGATCTAAGGGGGGTGGTTCATCTTGACCGTCCTACCTGGCCAGATGGAACTACCGCTTGCCAACGTGGAACCCCTCCGGTATCGCCGCCCAGGGCCACGATCCCGTTATGCCGGTGTCGCCGCATACCTGCGTGAGCACCCTGGGGAGTGGCGGTGTATAGACCGCCGTCCTTCCCACCAATCGGCCGACATGCTCGCCCGCAACATCCGCCGTGGCCGACCGACTGTCCTGTGTGGAATGCAGGTGGTGGTTCGCCGTGGTACTGAGGTGTGGGCCTGCTTTCCGCAACCGGAACAGGACTGAGACACAGTGGAGCTGCTTAACCCGGCGTGGTTTCGAACGCTGCTGATGGAACGCGGCTATACGCCAGCAGCCTTCGCGCTGGCCATCGGAGTTACGCCGGCCACGATTCACCGGTTGATGGCGGGTACGCGTCGCGCATCACCCGCACTGGCCTCCCGTATCGCGCTCACCCTGGACTACAGCATGAGCGCACTGTTCAAAGTCGCGGCGTGACTTGGGTTCTTACCGACCAGGACAGGAAAGCAATCGCCGTTCTGGTCGCGGTCCAGCTCGCCCGTAATCCCGGTCCACTTCCTCCACGGTCAGTGCTTCTGATCGTGGAGGCGATGCGCTCCAGGAAAGGTCAGACATGACGGATGAGGAACTGGACCCGTACTTCGTGGTCCTGGACGACTATGCGTCGCTGATCGAAGAGTACGAGGCGGCCAAGGTCGTCGCGTCCAACGCGGACGAGGAAGTCCGGCGGCTTAGGGACATGCTGGTAAAACTCCTACCTGCCAAGGAGGAGGCACCGGACGGCTGCATCGGTACCCACACCGGTAAGGCGCGACTCAGCTACCGCCCCCAGGCCCGCCGCCAGCTCGACCACTACAAGCTCCGCACGGTGTACCCATCGGTGTACGAGTCGTGTTCGGCCTACGCGGTCAGTTGGATACTGCGCACGCTACCGGTGGCACAGGACAACACCGGTACACCGGAAGCCGCGTCCACTGTGGACACACCGTGACGCCATCGGCTATCCGTAAGGCGTTGGCCGAGCTTGGCGATACCAAGGACGCCATCGTGGACTCACTGCTGCTCCTGGGTTTCTCCGGTACGCCAGGCAACTCCACGGACTGTCCGCTGGCCCGGTACCTCAACCACGCGTTTCCCGGCGCGGAGTTCGACGTGTCAGGGTTGACCATCTTCGATCGACAGACACTTGATGGTCCTTTCGGCGATGCGGTCGAGCTGACACCGCCACCCCCGATCGAAGCGTTCATCGAGGTCTTCGACAGCGGGGACGTGCCGGAGCTGGTCCGCTCGTATGCCTAACCTCGTACCCGGTGCGGGTGGCGTGAACCGACCGCCACCCGCACCGACCACCAGAAAGCGCAGCCACACCACGGCACGCGCGGCCGGAAAACTTGCTGAGCGGGTGCTCGTCGCGTGGGCCAGGTCCAACGGAGCCCCGCATGCGGAACGACGCATCGCGGGGGCCAGGCTGGACCGAGGGGACGTGGCGGGTACCCCAGGACTTGTCATCGAGTGCAAGGCTCCCGGTCCCGGGTCTCCCGTCCAGCTTGGTCCGTGGTTGGACGAGACCATGACCGAGCGCGACAACGACTCGGCCACCATCGGCCTGCTGGTGGTCAAGCGTCGCAATCGAGGCTCCCCGGGCCAGTGGTATTGGGTCACTGACGGGGACACGATGGCCCGCCTGTTGCGTGAGGCCGGGTGGTGGAAGTGACCACCGACATGTTCGTGGCACCGCAACCTCCAGGGGCCGAGCCGATCCCTGCCAACCCGTCCCTACTGGAGGGAACACCGTTTGCCGGCTGGGTCCGGGAGACGCTGTGGACGGCCACACACGACCTGCCGCGGAGTCGTCAAACCACCATCGGCCCCAGCCAGCTCGGGTTGTCGTGCTCCCGGCAGATCGCGTTCCAAGTAGCCGGCGTGACACCGGTCAACTTCAGCATCGACCCGCTACCCAGCATGGTGGGCACCGCGATGCACGCGTTCGTCGCGTCCGTGTTCGCCGGCCTGCGCCCACCCGGCCGCTACCTGGTGGAGCAGCGCGTTACGTACCAGGGCGTCAGCGGAACGCTGGACCTGTATGACCGCCGTACAGGCACGGTGTTCGACTGGAAGTTCCCCAAGCTGGCCAAGCTGCGCCGCGTGCTATCGGAGGGACCACCACGCCACTATCAGTGGCAGCTTCAGACGTACGCGGCCGGGCTTGCTGCACAAGGGGAAAAGCCGACCCGTCTGGCCGTGGTGTACATCCCGGTGGACGGAGCCCTGACCGACATCACGGCGTGGGTGTACCCCGTGGTGACGGCCGAAGCCGACCAGGCCGTGGACCGCCTGGCCACTGTCCGAACGCAACTCGGTAACACAGCACACCCCGGAGCCGTACCCGCACAGCCGTCGCGCCTGTGCCCGTGGTGCCCCTACCACCGTCCACAGTGGACAGGTGACCTGGACGTTGCCTGCCCCGGAGAGGAAACCAAGTGAGCGAGTTCAGCGGTCCGTCCAATGTGGACGCCATCGAGTGGAAGTCCCTCTATGGCAAACTCCTGGCCATCTGGCCGTACGGCCGCGAGGTAACCGGTACCAAGTTCGGGGAGAAGGCCTGCATCCGGGCCGACGTGTACGACCTGGACGCCGGTATGCCGGTCAGCATGGACGCGCTGATTTTCCCGCGCGCACTGGTGATGCAGTGTGGGGGCATTCCACGCGGTAAGGCTGTGATCGGTCGGTTGGGTCAGGGCGAGTCGCGCGGTGGTCAAACCCCACCGTGGAAGTTGAGTGACCCGACACCGGAAGACCTTGCGCGGGCACAGGCCTACTTTGCGGCCAAGCCTCCGCGTATCCACAGCATGCTTGGTCGCTCCCCATCACCCACACCGAGCTACCAACCAACCCAACAGGTCCAGCAGCCGCCGGCACAGCCCGCTTACCAGTACCCCCCACAGCAACCCCAGCCCCCACAGCAACCGGTGTATCCACCGCCACAGCAACCCCAGCCCCCACAGCAACCCACTTACCAACCCCCGCCGAACACAGGTCAGCCGCCCTACTGACAGACAGCGCTCACTGTCCGCCAGGTTGAGGGGAGTCCACTGTGGAAGGTGAGGCGATTCAGCGTGTGCTGGATCGGTTGGAATCGGTCAACCGATCCGGCACCGGCTGGTCGGCACGCTGTCCGGCACACGACGACGGGGTCAACTCCCTGTCTGTGTCCACAGGCGACAGTGCTGGTGTACTTCTCCACTGCCACGCGGGATGCACCGTCCAGGACGTAGTGGTCGCGCTCGGCTTGTCAATGACGGACCTACAAGGCCAACCGGTCCGGGTGGCGGAGTACCCGTACCACGACGTGGACGGCAACGTGCTCTACACCGTGGAGCGGTGGGCCAACCCCAAGAAGTTCCGGTGTGTGCCGTCCCTACCCGAGCCGGCTCGTCGCGTGCTGTTCGCGCAGCAGTGGATCACCTATGCCCGCGACAGCGGTCGAACCATATACGTGGTGGAAGGGGAGAAGGATGCGTGCTCCTTGCAGGCACTGGGAATCCCGGCCACCTGCAACGTACTGGGGGCTGGTCCCGGCAAGTGGTACCCGCATTACTCGGACCAACTGGCCGGCTGCTCCGTGGTCGTGGTGGCCGACAACGATGAACCCGGCAAAGCTCACGCGCGAGCTGTCGCGGCTGCGCTCCGCGACACGGCAAAGTCCGTGGCACTCGCGGTTCCACACGACGGCCACGGCAAGGACATCACGGAGTTCCTTGAGGCCGGGTACACAGTGGACAGACTGGCCACGCTACCGGAGCGGGAATCCCTACCAGCACTCAACTCGGCACATGTGATGCCGGGCCGAGTGGAATGGGTGTGGCCCGGCTACATCCCACGCGGGAAACTGACCACAGTGGAGGGTGACCCGGGGGACGGGAAATCCACGCTGACCATCGACCTAGTAGCCCGGTGGTCCACCGGTATGCAGATGCCTGACGGCGCGGCCAGCGGCGGCCCGTACACCGCGATGATGATCAGCGCGGAGGACGACCCAGAAGACACGGTTGTGCCGCGACTGATCGCGGCCGGTGCGGACAGGCACCGCGTCTATCTGTTGTCCAGCGGCGCGGACCCGGACCGCCCGTTCAATCTCGGGGTGGACCTGACCGAGCTGGAACGCACCATTACCAGTCTCGGTGTGCAGATTCTGGTACTGGACCCGTTGTCGTCCTTCCTCCCGGACGACACGGACTCCCACAGCGACCACAAAATCCGCCGCGCGCTGTACCCGCTGCATCTCCTGGCACGTCGGGCCAACGTTGCTGTGATCGCGGTACGCCACCTGTCCAAATCGGCCACCAAGGCGATCTATGCCGGCAACGGTTCCATCGGCATCATCGCGGCGGCCCGTGCCGCCTTCATGGTCGGTCCCGTACCGGGCGGAGATCCGCTGGACCGCGCGCTTGTGCCTATCAAGTGCAACCTGGCCGCCAAACCACCAGCGTTGGGCTACCGGGTCCAGGTCCACCCACACCACGGCACGGGCTACATCCTGTGGGCCGGCCCCATCGACATGGTGGCCCAGGAGCTGTTGGACGGAGAGAAGGCCCAGGTACAACGGCTCACCAGAGACCTGGCCCGGGAGTACCTATCTGAGCTAACCGACCACGCACCTATGACGTGGCGGGAGATCAGCACGCGTGCCAAGGCCGATGGCTACAGCGAGCACACGCTGCGCGATGTACGAGCACACGTACTGGCCAAGTTCATCAACCCGATCATGCCCGGGGGTGAGCGCATGGAGGGCACCTACTGGGTTCGTCTCGACCAGGTCGACACGTTCAGTGACGTCGTTGCCGGCCTTGCCGTTGATAACCGTACGGAAATCCACGGCAAGGCGGCAGCGACGGAACAGATCGTAACCACAGACGTGGAGTCCACACAGGACAGTGAGGAAGCACTAGACCGCGCCGAGGACGCGCTGTTGTGTGCACCGAGCGTGTGTGACGTCTGCGGAAGCCTGGATGGCACGGTGTTCCCGCGTCCGTATCTGGTGATCCGTTGTCCAACCCACGACCCTCGCAAGTGGACAGACCAGTGACCAACTACGCGCAAGGCCTACCGGGTGTGCTGGCCAGCGGGGCACCAGCGGACGGCGTACCGCGATACCGGGAAACCACACCAGCCCATGTGCCCAGCAACTGGGAGCGGCCCCGGGGCATCTACCGCAAGCTCCAGGCGGCCAAGCCTTTCGCGCTGGACTGGCAACCGACCACCACGCTACGCATCGACGGCCAACCCGATACTCCGGTCTGGGTAGCTGACACACCGGACCAGCTCCGGGCCGTGGTCCACCATGTCTGGCGTCAACCAGCCCTATCGCTGGACACTGAATCCAGCGACAAGCGCGGCATCTACACCGAACAGTTCCGGTTGCGGACCATCCAACTGGCCACGCCCACCAGCGTGGTTTACATACCGGTGGACCGGCACGAACCTGCCAAGCTGCGCGCGCTGTTCATCCACGGCACCTCGTGGTTGGTCCATAACGCGGCCTTCGACCTAGCTGTTCTGGACGCGCAACTGGCCGTATCGCTCGACGATATGTGGCCGTCCACTGTGGACAGCATGCTGTACGCGCAACTGGTACAGCATCCGACCACCCGTGCAGGTGACGGTGCATTCCCGGCCGCGCTTAAGGAGCTAACACGCAAGCTTGTTGACCCCGAGTATGGGGAGGACAAAGAGCTGCGCTCCGTGATGCGCCGCAACAAGTGGACATGGGCCACCGTCCCCACCGATTGCCCGGAGTACATCCGGTACGCGGCCCTGGACCCCGTGATCACCATTCACGTGTTCATACACCTCCTACGTGCCAGTCGTTTGGCCGACGAACCGCTGTATGAGTACGAGGCGCGCGTCGCATGGCTGATGTGTCGGCTGGCCCGTCGCGGTCTCAGCGTGGACAGCGACCGTGCCACCGCGCTTGTCGACCAGTTCACCACGCGCCATGCCGAGGTGGTTTCGCTGTTCGACACGTACGGCCTGGACCCGGAATCACCGGATACGCACGACAACAAACGCGCGTTCGTGGCCGCGATGAGCACGCGTGGTGTCGCGCTGACAAAGACCACACCTAAGAACGGCCTTCCCGCTCTGGACGCGATAACACTGGTGGACGCGTGCCTGGCAGCAGACAAGCCGGACGACGCGCTGTATCTGGCCTGGACCGATCTGCACCAGGCCGGGAAGTACCGGACCGCCTACGTGGAGCCGTTCCAAAACGCTGCCGCGTCCGGTGGCCGCGTACATCCGGTGATCCGCACCCTGGGAGCACGCACAGGTCGGATGTCCATCTCCGACCCGCCCCTCCAGCAGCTCCCGCGTATCGGATCGGTACGGGCCTGTCTGTGTGCCGACCCTGGGCACGTACTGGTGGGCGCGGACTATGCGGCCATCGAGATGCGGGTCGCCGCCGCGTTGAGCGCAGACCCGACCATGCGCCGGCTGATCGCGGAAGGCGTAGACATCCATGACACCGTGGCCCGATCCCTGTTTGGCCCGGCATTTACCGACGAGCAACGCAACGTGGCCAAGCGGGCCGGGTTCGGTCGGTTGTTCGGTGCTGGCGCAGCCACGGTCGCTCGACAGTGCCGCGTACCGGAACATGTGGCAGCCAGTGCGCTGGAGGCCTTCGACGCGCTGTTCCCCGGTGTTCAGCGGTACGCGCATCGTGTAGCCCGGGAACAGGAGTTGGTTACCTTCTCCGGGCGGCGTATCCGCGCGGACGAGGCGCGGCCCTACGCCAACATCAATTACTACGTCCAGTCCACGGCACGGGACGTGTTCGTGCTCGGTGGGATGCGCGCGGCCGGGTCCGGGCTGGAGCCGTACCTGTGGCTGCCGGTCCATGACGAGTGGATCGTGCAAGCACCGGAGCCGGACGCCGTGGAGGTGGCACACGTACTGGAGGACGCGCAGGCAAGCGCACTGGGGGGTGTGTCGTTCGTGGCTTCGGCCAAGGTGATCGGTCGCAACTGGGTCAAGTCATGATCACCGGCAGCTCCGCGCTGAGAGCGCCGCGGCCGTTGTCCACCCAACCACCCGCGCTCAGCGCGCTGGACCGGCAGCGTCCAGCACAGCTCCACCGCGCTGTCCCTGAGCCCCGGGGGACCGTGTGACCGTCGCTCCCTGCCCGTACCCCCGATGCCAGGGACCGGACGGCAATCCCGTACTAACCGCCGAGGGAATCTGTCTGCGATGCCGCAGCTCGGTCGAGCGGGACCTACGCGCGGCCCCAGACATGTACGTGCGCCTGCATCTTGGGCTGGCACCCACCGATGGCCCGACAGAGAAGGTGTCCGGGACCAAGTCTCCGGCCCCACCACTACGGCTGGCCATGCTCGCTGCCGGCGCCTCCTATGCCGGCGTGCTGTCGCTGTGGGTGGCCATGCTCCGCGCTGCCGGGGACTTGGCCGAACCACCACGTGGACACACCCGTGAAGGGTGGACCGTGGGGCACAGCGTGGACCTGCTGGTGCCACGGGTGGACCGAGCGTGTCTCGTCTCCCCACAGTCCGCGCTGGACCTGTCAGGGACGGCGCTGGTGGCTCGCCGGCTTCTTAAGCTCACCCGACTGTTCCACCGCCTGGCCGCCCCCTGCCCGGATTGCGACCTCTTGGCGCTGTACCGGGAGGACGGGGCCGCTTACGTTCGGTGTTCGGCCTGTGGGGCGGAATGGGCCGAAGAGTTGTATCAGTCACTCGCCAGGGTTATCGCGGCCGAGTACAACGTGTCAGGTTGACCCGTGGCAATGGGTTACTGCCACGGGAATCCTCGTTGGATCTAGGCGAGGCGAGTAAGAGCTACTACGCTGCCGCGTACATAGCCAGCACGGATTCCCGAACGGGAAGGAGCGCGAAGATCAAAAAAGATCCGCGCAGGATCGGATGGAAAGTGGGGGCAGGCAGTCCGGCTACTGCGCGGAACGGTGCGAAAGGGGGAGTGGGCACAGGTGGGTCAGCTTCGAGGGCAGGGTCGCCCGCGCGTACCTATCACGGACGAGCAGCTCCGGGAACTGCAAGCGCTTTACGGTGACGTCCCAACGCAGACGCGAGTGCACCACGAGTGGGACAGCAACGAGGGCCGGCGGTTCCTCCGGTACGTGATGCAACTGGTGGGCAGCAGCGTTCCGCTTCGATGGATCGCGCATGTTCTCGGGCTCGATGATCGGATTCTCCAGCAGGCCATAAGTCGGCCGACCAATCACGGGACGACAAAATGACTGCCCCAGATGAGCAAGGGGAAAGGGGGCTGGGTGATCCGTTCCGGGAGATGTGGTTAGACGGCAATATGCGGCCACCGTTCTGTTCCAGCGCGCACAGTCACAACCGCCTTACCCCCGGTGTGGGTTGCCGATACTGCTGGCCGAACACATGCAAGTGGGACCAGGCCCAGCAGGCACGCGGTATGGACCTAGAGCCGCATCCACCAACGGTTCACGGGCGTCACCGCACACCCAACCGCGTCGGTGTTCTCCGCCATCTGTTGCGGCTACACCGACATACCGATCAGTCCCCCAGCGACCAGGAGATGGACGGCGGTACCGGTGTCTGAGCCCATCGAACCAATGGACGTCCGCGCGTTCCTGGACCGGTTGCGGGTACCAGACCTGCCGGTCGACTTCCCAACGGCACCAGGGCAAACCGTGACGGTCATTCTGGACCAAGCCGGGCATCAGTCCCGGGACTACACGGTGTGCGGCACGACGCAGTGTGTCGACTGTGGACACACGGTGCTGCTGGGCACTCAAAGCTTTGACGCGGTGGTGTCCGGTCGCGCGCTTCCCCTGTGCCACCCGTGTTCCCTGCTGATGTTCGAGTCGAGTAAGTGGACCGGCTCCACGTACATCGGTCGTGTGGAGGACTCATGAGCCGCACCGATAAGACCCGGCCGTACGAGGTACGCACGCTGGACCCGTCAGAGCTGCGGTACTGGTCCACGACGGCCAACCGCTGGCACCTCCACACCTACCCAGCTCCGCGGCCTTCACGCAGCTTGCGCCGAGCCTGGTGGGCCGGAAGTCGCACACAGCAGCGTGCGTGGAGGGACGCCGTCATGGCGCATCTGGACTGGTACCGCAACCACGTGGAGCGCGCTATCGGGTGGCTGGAACTACCTGAGGCACCGGACAACCGTGCCCGGCACCAAGTCCTGCAGGACGGGTGGTGAACACCATCGGTACGGACGTGGACGAGTTGCGCGCGATGCTGGACGTACTGCCGGACTACATCCGTCAGGCTCACCAGGCCGTTCGGGACATCCGCCAAGCCATCCGCGATGGTCAAGAGGAAGCGCGGCGCCTCATCGAGACGGACGTCTCCAAGACGGTGGAACAGGTGGTGGAAACCCACATCACGGCACTAACCCGCGCGGCCGAGCAAGCCATGCAGGTCCACACCCAACAGATCGCTGCCATGTTCGAACGGTTGACCAGACAGCTCCGCGCTACGGAACAACGGATGGAGCCGTACCAGGAACTACCGTCCGGCCTTGAGAGCGTCGGCATCGTCCGTAGAAACCCAGGCACACAACGGAAAGGTAGGAACAGGTGAACATCGGTCTCCCGCTGTACGAGGGTGACGAGCCCCACGAGGACCCGGACGAGCACGGGGAGGAACAACCGGTCCAGGTGCCTACGGTCGAGCCGGTACCCGTACCGGCGTGAGCTTCTACGGCTTTCGACGCTGGCGTGTCGGAGCGACAGGAGACCTTCTGCCACTCAGCTTCCGGCACGCCAGCCCGTGGGCACAGGGGCAACAGCAACCGCCCAGCGTGTGTCACTGCTTCACGCGGTACTACCTGCTGGAGATGATCGGAACGCGGGCCTCGGAGCTTCAACACCCGTTCCCCAACAAGAGCGCCGGTCGGTGTGGCTACTACGTGCATCGCTCACCGATACTTCCGTGCTTCTGTACGGAGAGCACCCACCCTCGACACGGCGCGGTCGGTGTCGTGCGCGGCTGGGGTCGTTACGTGGAGCACGAGGACGGATGGCGCTGCCAGTACGCGGAAATCGTGGGCATGGTGGACTTCACCGGTCGCGTTCAACAGGGCTACACCGGGGCGCGCTACCCGGACCTTTCCACGATGTACGCGGAGTGGGCACCAGAAGCCAGCGTGTGGGCCACAGACGAGGTGGACTGGTGCAACGAGCTTGGTCCTGCCGGCCACTCCTCCGGTCTGCTCTACGGTTCCCCAGCATTCCAGTGGGCGCCCGTACCGTGGATCACCATTTACGGCGGACCGATACCGCGACAAGGGACGTGGTCGGACATGGCTACATTCACTGCGCTGCTTCGAACAACACTGGCTGCCACGCTGGAAAACGCGCTGTCTAACCACCCACCAGGGGACTAACGGAGGACGACCTGTGAAGCTGACTCCACTCGATCTGCCTCGCATGCTCGGGCTGTACCACAGAATCCCCGTCAAGCAGGAGGGCACGGTCTACTGGTGCGCGCGGCTCGGTGCCGCTGTGTTCGCCGTCGCGGCGGGGTTGTCGTTCAACTTCGGCAACGGTCTTGCGGGCGCTGCGTTCCTCTTCTGTGCTGCGTCCTGGTCGCTGGCCACGACGGCGATCTGGGTTTGGTTTCCCGGTGCTCTGCTCACAGCGCTACAGCAACACACGATGGACGTCGTGGCCGCGCGTACCCGGTTCCCTGACGGTGGGGAGGATGGCATGGAGGGTTACCGCATGTGGCTCCGTTACATCGCTGGCCAGGTAGGGCTTGGCGTTCGGTTCAAGGATGCGCCCAACGGCACCCCGAGTGCCCTGGTGGAGCTGTACGACCCACACGGCGGCATCATCGGGATACGCCCGCGCTAACCCACATACCGGAGGACCGGTGTGTTCCAGCTCCTCGGCCATGACGGAGTGTTGCCCGGTAACGGACGCCTGCGCAGTCCGTTCCTCCTCATGGTGCTGACACACCGGTCCTCCCCTCCCTTACGTGCCCGTGTTTCCCGAAGGGACAACCGGTATGGGCGAAGACAGGCCTGCGGAGTCCGAAGTGGACTTTGACGCCGACGAACCGACCAAGTGCTATGTGGACTATGAGGTCGTAAGTGTTGGCATGATCGCGGACGGTTGGCACGCCGTGTATGTCAACCGTCCACCGTTGACCGAGGGGCAACCGGCGTTCTGGGAGGAGCCTCTGATCGGTTTCGCTCTGTACGAGGTGACGCGAAGGCCTTATCCCACAGGGGAACCAGCCCGCAAACTACCCCGGGAGATTCACGGGGTAGTGGACTGTGGTGGCTACTTTGGCCCACCACATGAGCTGGGTAACTTCTGGTTCTACCGCAGTCCGCGTCAACCGCTACCAACTAACGTGGAGCTTGCCGAGGAGCTGGCTCGCCGAGGTTGGTAGTCCACACATCAAACCGCTACTACCAAAGGAGATCAGGTACTACATGTCGAAACGATCCGTTCGCATGGGTGGTCTGTTGCGCTGCTGTCTGGTGTCCATCCAGGAGTACAAGGGGCCGGAAGACCCTGGCACCACGGTGATTCCGTGTCGATTCCACAGCGTGGACGGGCCAACCGTTCGGCTAGCCAGTGATGGTGTCTGGGAGTGGGCTGGCATGCCGAACCAGAGCGAGAGGTGAGGACGGGTGGCAGTGGAAGCGTTGCGCCCGTACGACCCACAACCGGAAACGCTGGCCACACCGGACCCGGTCAACGCCTGTTGGCTGTTGGTGTGCCCGGAATGCGGGGAGGAATGGATCGAGGACCCGGACAGCACAGCGATCGTGCACCCGGACCGTGACCAGTACGACTCCCCGCTGAACACTCGTGGTGGTTGGGTTCAGATCAACCTGGTGTGCTCCCGAGGGCACACCTTCGCGTTGGTGATCGCCAACCACAAGGGTGTTCACATGATCGGGTATGCCCGCCGTGTGATCGAACCGGGACCGCTGTCGTTGGTGCGGGTCGCTACATGAGCGACTGGGCACAGGTAGCGGTTATCGGCATCGTATGCGCAGCTATCGTAGTTGGCCTGTGGCTCGGTGGACGGGAGCGTTAGGTGGCCCCCAACCGCCGCCGCATGTTGCACAGCCTGTACGTGCGCGTCCCTGCCATCGCGTGTAGGGGACTGTGCTGGGCCTCCTGTGGTGTCATCGACATGAGCCCTACCGAGCGCAGGCAGCTCGCGGCCGAGGGTTACCAGTTCCCCACACTGCGAGAAGTGGCCAGCCAGGAAGATCAGGACACCCCGTTCTACTGCCCGGCGCTGACAGCGGATCGTCGGTGCGCGGTGTATGACAACCGCCCGATGATCTGTCGGCTGTGGGGTACGTCCGTGGACATGCCGTGCCCACACGGATGCCGGCCCGATCGGTACCTCGGCCGCGCGGAAAGCATGGCGCTTCTGTTGGGTGCCCTGACGGTGGGTGGTGCCCAGGAAGCTAACGCCGCGCGCGACATACACACGCTGATCGGCTCAGCCGAGTCCTTGGAGGGACAGGCCGTGTACGACTCGGTTGTCCGCCGAGGCATGCGCAGTGACCGACGACGTGCCATGTACGGAGAGTAGTACCCGTATCCTCTCCCACGCTGCGGGCCTGTATGACTCGTACGACAACCACACAGTGAGGAGCGAGTCGATGCGCTGCCAACGACCCGAATGCGATCCCGCCGACGCGGAGTGCTGGAGGACCCACCCCACGCCCGAGGGTATGGAGCCCACGTTCGTGGACTTCGACGTTGCGCGCTGGGAGTGCCCTGGTGGTGTTAACGCCATCCCGAACCTGTACCTAGTCTTCGGCAAGCGCTGGTGGCCCGGGTGGTTGTGGACGTTGAACGTGACACGCGGCATACCGCAGAAAGAGGTAACGACCCGCCAAACCGCGTACGTGCGAGGAGGTATACGTCTTCGCCGTGGTGGGTGGCGATTCGTACAGGAAGGTGAGGTGCCGCAGGCCATGTGGCTGGCCGCGATGCAGAAGTGTCGACCGTTCCAGCCACGCGGAACTACCGCACGCGCTGTGCTGATGTGGATGATGGTCGACGGTCGACAGTGACCAACATGTGGCAGCACGTGTTGACATCGGCCTCCTGCTTTGTCGCAGGATCTCTGTCCTATAGGACGCTTGTCGTGTTGTGGCGTCGGTTGACCCACGTTGCTGCCATTACCGTTGACGCCATGCGGCGGCGAATGGTGAACACAGCGGGTGCAGCGCGCCTGGCCAGGGTTAAGCCGGCCACGATCAGGAAGTGGTCCGAGCGTGGGACCTTGAAGGGCCACCGGGTACACGACGGGTCGCGCGTGCACAAGGTGTATGACGTAGACGACGTACTGCACGCGGAAAAGCGGCACCGGGATCATGGCGGCGGCTCTTGCGCAGGACGACACGGTGCGTCACAGTGACCCGTGATGGTGGGCGTACTATCCCCGCTGACGCCGCGTGCCTGTGGGTGTCCCTCCCGTTCGCCACGTTCGGCCTGGTCATCCTGAACGGGTTTGTGGTGGCAGCCCCTCCCATCGCTCGGTGGAGCTGTGGCCGTAACGCGCACGATGTCGTCGCGTACTACCGTGCCCGAGGTGCCCGGCTCCAGCAGGTTCCCCGATAACGACACCACCCCCCGTACCGGAGATCGCGTACGGGGGGTGGTGTCGGGGGTAACGCGCTAGCCGGCACGCCACTCCATATATCGCTGCCCTCAGACAAAGACAGCGGATACCCACAAGCAGTATGGCCTACGTGTCACGCGAACGGCAAGACACGAACGCGTGTATCCGCTGTGCACTAGGACATCCAGCCCGGCGGGTACTGGTCGGGTCGTGGTCTGTCCACCGCCCTACCTTCGGCCAGCTCGACCGCTGCCGGCACTGTGATGTCCCAGTAGAACCGGTGGTGCGTACGGCAGCCCTTGAGGTGCTGTACATCCTTCGGCAAACCATGTCGTGCGACCTGGTAGACCAACCGTAAGTGGCACAGTCGCTCGCTGAGGTTGGATGCCACCTCAGTTCACCACGCGCCCGTGCACGTCGTACTGGTCGGCCGACAGACCACTGCGCCCCATCTCCACCGGGTGCCCGATGCGGGAACAGTGACAGTTGACCAACAGCGCTTGCTTCGCGTCGGTCCACCCGTAGATGCAGCAGTTGCCGCACTTCCCGGCGTAGCAGGACACGCAGATACTGACCTGCATCGTGTGCTGTGGCTCCGGACGAGCTGGACCGTCCACAGTGGAGCGCCTGGGCAATTCCGCGGTTCTATGTGGCCCGTCCACCACACCGATACCGGGCATGTCGACGCACCCGTCGAAGTAGCAGACCGCGTCCCCACTGTCGGTCATGAACGTGCCTGTGACCTTTCCGTGGTTCATGAACGTCTCCGTCTCGGGTTGTTCCGTTGCAGTGCGCGGATCACCGTGGCCGGGTTGCCGTCCCGTACCGGTGCGATCATCTCCTCGGCGACAGCGGCACCGAACAGTGCTCGTAGCTCCTCAGCGGCACCGCCTACCGGTGTCGCTTGGGTGACCTGTGTGGGGTCCACACAGTGCCAACACCGGGTGATCACTTCACCGGTCAGCACGAGTGGCAGCCCGGAGCGGGACACCCACGCGTGGTGGCCGCAATCCGCCGTGATCAGCGTCGAGCCCGGCAACATGAGCGGGGCGTCTACCGGGGCCACCATCAGTACGTACTGGTCCATCTACGCAACTCCCTTCACACCCATGTCGCCGCGTACCCCGCGCCGGCCCTGCCTGGACTGTGGCCGGCTCTGTAGCGCTTCCCGGTGCGTCGCTTGCTCGTCCGCTCGGCTTCGCCGTAGGGACCAACTGAGGGGTTCGGCCACCCAACGTGGTTACGGTGCGACCTGGCGGCGGCTTGCGCTCGCTGTGCTTAAACGTGACCGAGGTGTCTGTCACTGGTGCGGCGGGGCCGCCACCACGGTGGACCATGTGGTGCCCAAGGTCCGTGGTGGTGGTGACGACCCCACCAACCTCGTCGCGGCGTGCGCGACCTGTAACTACGGACGCACCTCCCGGCTACGTCGAGGAACGCCCTAGGGCACGGGCCTTGAGTATCACGGCGTCTGTCATCCCCGGTGCAGGTCCGTTGTGCGCTCGGACCAGGATCACGAACACGGTGCATTCGCTGTGGCCAGCGTCTGTGGACTTCTGCGAGATCACCTTGGAATCCCACCCGCACGCGCCCCACATGTTCAGTGAGGCTTCGGCCGTCGTGATGTGGAAGGTCAGCAACCGGTACTCGAACCACCGGTCCTGGTCATCCACGGCCGCGTCGGCACCACGCGGGTGTACGGCCCACTGGAGGAAGTCCCGCTCGCTCTGCACCTGGCGCTCCATCGCCCGTTGCTCGCGGCCGAGCTGCCCCACGGACCGCATCACGACGTCCTACAGCGACGCGACGGTGGACACGGCCACATTCCCACGGGCGTCCAGCGGAGGACGGTTCGGCGGCTTGTCTGTTGGCGCATCCCACACAACTCCTCGTGTCATCTCGTCCAGGTGGTAGGTAACCACCCCGGGAAAGTGCCGCTGGTACGTGTCGTGGAACTGGGCGCTGTGCAGCGGTACGTCGGCCACGACGCTGTCCAGCCACGTCGGGTGGAGAAGCAGGTCCTTGGTCGTGTAATAGGTGGAGGAGTCACCCGTGGTCTGTATCGCGTAGGCGGCCATGCGTTCGGCCCGCTCCAGGTGGAACTGGTGTGTTTCCCACCCGCCCGGGTTGACCATGTCCACCACTACGAGCCGCCCACCCGGCGCGAGCAACTGCCTCACCTTGGGCAGTACGGTGTCCGCGTCACCGGCATGGTGTAGCGCGCGTACCGACAGCACGTAGTGGTACGGACCGAACGGCGCCGTGTGGTCGTCCATCGTTTGCCGCTGGTACCGGATGCCTTCCAGGCCACGGAGCTTGCGCGCAATCTCCAGCATGCTGCCGGACGGGTCGATACCGATCACGGACAGGCAGCGCTGCTTGAGCTGCACCGTGGACCGTCCTGTGCCGCACCCGATGTCCAGCCCGCGCGCCATCCCGTGGCGTACCGGTTGCTGGTGCACCTCGTGAACGGGCGTCCACGGGTCGTCCAGACTCTCCCGCTCCGACATGCCCGGGTCCAGCGTCTTGTCGAGCGCGGCGGCCACCCACCCGTGCACGCTGGCGTCGATGCCCTCCCACAGAGCGCAGAAGCGTTCGTACTTTTCGGCCAGCTCGTCGAACCCTGTCGCTGTGGTCACTGGTGCGGCTCCTGACCCAGTACCACGCTGTGGTCCAGGAACTGATTGGTGGCCAGGGACGCACCGGTAAGCCCCGCCGGCACGGTAACCCTCCGACTGGCGTACACCGGCCTGAGGTCCCCGAGCACCTTGTCGAGACGTCCACTCGGTGCTACGTCCAGGCTGCCGAAAACCCTGTCTGCACCGTTGGCGGCCAGTCCGTCCTCCCACATCACGCGAACCCCGTACCGCGCCTGCTCCAGGCTGTAGGAGTACGGGGCCGGGTACTTCGCGTCCAGGTCCACGATGCGCTTCAACGCTGGGTCCGGGTTGTTGAAGAAGGCCACCGAGGCACGCTGGAGGATCGGTACCAGTTTGTGAAGACACGCGGCCTTCTCGGTGACATCGCTCTTGCGCACGATCACTGCGTTGCGGTAGTTGGGGAAGCCGGCGTCGGCCACGTACGCGTACCGCGTCTGCACATGGAGTTGGTTGTAGATGTAGACCTCGTTGGTGGAGAACCCACCGACTGCCGCGCTGCGCTTCTCCATCAGGTGGGTGGGAGATCCGTCGTAACTGGTGTTGAGCTGCTTGGCGCGCAGGATGCCGGACCCGACCAGGTAGTCCACCTGTGCCGTGGGGAACGTGAACACCGTGTCGTTGGTCTGGCCGATATCGGTGATCGTGTTCCAGTCCGGGTGCACCTTGGCATCCCAGATGTACACCACAGGGTCCACCTGGAGCGGTGCCATCACGGCCACCGTGGGGTTGTCCTGGGTCCAGGACGCGATCACGTCGTCCATGGCCTCCTGACCGAGGTCGATGTCAGGGTGCACCTTCATCAGCTCGGAGGCTTGGATACCCGACACGGCCGGTCCCCCGGCCATCAGCTCGATACGCACACCGGTCGGCTTGCCCTGGTCGTACAGGTCACCGGTCACGCTCTTGTGGTTGGTGTCCACGGTGACGTTGCCGCCCAGGAGCTGGAACTGTGGGCCTTGCGTGCTCTCCGGGAACCAGGACAGCGCAAACTTGATCAGCGGTTTGCACACCCCGGCCAGCGGCCCGCTGCTGCTGGCCGTACTGGTGGTGACCGCTGGCGAGCTGGAGCACGCTGTTGCGGCCAGAACCACCGCCGCCAGCGCGATCAGTACCCGTCTGGATCTCATGCGTAGCCCTTCTGTACTGGGGGTTTAGGTCGTAGGTAATCCTAACAGGATCACCCCCTTACCTCAGGATGCCGAGACCTGCCAATCCGCTGTGCACAAGGAACGTGCCCCACACGTCCAGTTGACAGAGGAGGGAAGGTAATCCGGTTGAGTGAGTTCCCTACCGGCGTCGTTAACAGTGGCGGTAGCGACTTCCCGTTGCCGACGGTCTTTCTGTGGACGGAGCTGAACCGCAGGATCGACGTGGCCACACACAGGATCGACTCCCTGGACCAACACGGCACACGGGGCGTGGAAGCTTTGCGTCTGGCCTTCCAGCAGCTCGAACAGGACATCCGAGACCACGAGGCCACCCACCAGGTGACCGAGGAGCGTCAGGCGAACTCCCGCCGTTGGTTGATAGGCACGGTTGTGTCGCTGCTGGTTCCCCTGTACCCGCTGATTGGGTGGGTGTTGATTCAAGGCCGCTAGTCGCTGGCCGGCCGTAGGCGGTGGCCCCCGCGTTGTCTTCCCGACCCACAGTCAACGCGGGGACCACCTGGCACCAGTGAGGTTGCGACATCGAGTTTCCGGCGTCAACCGGTGACCGCGCGCTTCCCGCCACAGGACAGCGGTCCTCGACCCTCCGGTACGTAACCGTGGAGGGTAGGGCGGTCCGTAGCGCTGGTCCAGTACCCCACGCGGTGGACCCCCCAGCGTCCACGCTGCCCGCTTAGCCGCCGTTCCCCGGTGTCCCTGGGTGGGTGCGCTCTCCGCTGGTGGCACAGTCCCGCTCAGGCTTGATCAACAGAAGGGTGAACGGTGTCGAAATCGTGGAACGTAGATGCACCCGTGACCGTGGTGGACGACGTAGCGGCCACCTTCACGGCCGAGGTGACGGACCCCAACCTGATCATCATGGGTAGCCCGTGGCTGGTGGACCGGATCACGGTCACCATGCACCTGGCCGACGAGGCACCCATGCCTGTGGTAGAGGGTGACGTGTTGCTGGTGCGAACCAAGGTGGCAGGGAGCTAACCCGTGGACGCCTGGTATCTGATCGCCCTGGTACTCCTGATCGTGGCCACCGTGGTGTCTGTGCTCCAGCGGGCGTGGGTGATGGCCCTGCTGTGCGCGGGCCTGGCCGCTTGGGTTCTACCGGTTGCCTGGGCCGCACGGCATTAACCCGAGTGGTAGCCTGCGCGCGGAGTGACGATCCGTTGCGGCAGCGAGCCCTCGACCTACTTGGGTCCGGGGCTCGCTTGCTTGTTGGGGGGCACAGCACCGCACCCCGGACCAGGTAGGTAGGGGGGCGCTACCGGCCGGGGTGCGGTGTGCCTGAGAAGGCTTACGGGAACTCGGGCTTCACCTCGCCGTGGTTGAGCACACCGTTGCTGGGTTCAAACGTGGCCCAGTCCTCCAGGCGCGGGACCGCGTTCACCAGGAGCTGCCACTGCTCGGGTGTCCAGGCCGGTAGCGGGTCTCCGTCCACTGTGGTGGTGGGCGGAACCCCGTCACAGGCCCGATGCTCGTACGTCTCGGCCATCGCGTAGTACATCGAGACCAGCGTGTTGATCATGTCCAGCGGGGCCGCGTCACCACATAGGTTGGTCTCCGTGATGGTGACGGGCACTGTGGTTCCACCGTTGTCATCGACCTCGACGTACCCCGCCAGGATGGTTCCCCACACCGGTTTGCCACCAATCTGGTGGCCGGTCGGCATGACCAGGACTGCCAACGGCAGGTCATTGGCGGCGGCCGGTATCACGCATACGCGTGCGCTGGTGCTGCTTACCACGGTGTCTCCTCGTCGCGTGTGGACTGTTGCACGAGACATGCTCATCGGGTGGCCGCGATCACCACGGCCACCATGTACCCCAGGAAGCACACGGCTTGAAGAGGTGTGTGCACCTGTACTGCGAGGTTGGCCAACACTCCTCCGGCAACGATGACCAACAGCGGGTCACGCTGGTGCGTCCGCTTCACGGTCGGCACGTCTGGGGGTAGGGCACCCCGTAGTCGAGCTGCCACAGCGCATTGGCATTGGCCTGGTCGCGTACCGAGGCGCGGTCCACCCTGCTCCCGGGCACGTCGATGGTTACCCCACCGTCGATGCGTGGGATCACCGGTACATCCCTGTCGGTGGGGGTGCCGAACCACAGGTCCGCGACCACCCACGCGGTAGCTGACCAGTGCTCCACCATCGAGAACTGGGCACGCGGGTGCGCGGCCTCGCTGTAGGGGTCGCAGTGCCCGTTCGGTGTGGTGATACGCAGCTCGCTCACCGTCACGTCCACCACCACCAGGGCTGTGCCTGGTACGGCTGGTGTCATGTGCCCCAGGTGCAGTGCCTGGGTAGCGATACGCCCACCAGTCCAGCCGTACCCACCAGTGCGGTACCGACCCACGTCGTGTGCCAGGCCCGTACACAGCGAACAGCGCTTGTCGCTGGCCTGTAACAGCGGCGTGGTGTTGCGGGTGGCGAACGTGTAGTCCAGCAACCTGGCGTAGTGCGCGGCAAATGCAGTGGCACCAGCGTCCGTGTGCTGTGGTGTGGGCGGTACAGGCACCGGCATACCGGGGGAGGTGCTGGTCGGCGACACCACCACGGTGCCGTCACCAGTGGCGGGCAGCGCACCGGCACCGTGGTCGGCGCGGGAGCACCCCACCACCGACAGGCACACTGCCACCACCAGGGTGATAGGTACCTTGTGTCCAGTTCGTCTCACTAAGTCCCTCCCCTTTGTCCGTTTGGTCCTTGATGCTCGGTCCATGATGTCCGTTTCCGTCCGCTTCGGTTTTTTAGTCCGGATGGGCCGCGACCCATTAGCTACCCACGCGCGTGCATGCGCGAATTACGGAGCGTTACCGGACCCACTCTGTTCGTGAATGTCCGTTTTGGTGGGTGTGACGCGGTAGAGGGCCAGGATTTTCTCCGGGCAATCTGCCTCCTCCCCGCCACGGGTACTGCCCAGCACCACGGCCGTGCCCACCAATCCCCGTGCCCGGAGGAATCCGGGACGCTGCTGACCCACCAGGAGACTTGCCCCCACGTTGGCCGGCAGACCACCAGGCGTGGTGTAAGGCTCCTCGTTGACGTACATGTGCGCGCCGTGGTCCAGCTCGATGGCCTCCAACCACCCGCCCACCAGCGCGCGCAGCGTGGCCAGGTCCGGGGACATGCGGTGAATCTCCGGCGGCTTACCGGGAACCAGAACCAGCATCGTGACCGGCTGTGGTTCGCTTCCCCCGGGCAAGCGCAACCCGTGGAAGTTCGGCTCGCTACCCGTCCACGTGCCGCCGCATTCCGGTCTGCCGCACGCGTGGACTGGGGAGTTGTGGCCGGGGCTCAGCGCGCACACGCAGCTCCCCGCCATGACGCCACAGACCACGTCCCCGTTGACCTCCCTGGGGTCGATCAACTGCTCCAGGTCGGCCGGATTGATGAGCGTGCCAGCGCGGTTGTGTGCGGCCGACGCGTGATCCCCTGGACCGCCAACGATGACCCGCTGTCCGTCATACAGGTGGACCCATCCACGTTCCGTACGTCCCGCGTGACCCAGGCAGTAGCCGCAGACCGACACGTTGTCCCACTGCATGGTCTCCTGCTTGACCGCGTTGAGACGCCGGTACGTGTGGTCCCACTGGAAGCCGCACCCGCAACCGTGCCGCTGGTCCTGATGGCCGAGCGGGGAGTCGCAGTAGTGGCCGATCAGCTCCCCCGACCAGTCCCCGGCCCATGCCGCGGCCGGTTCCGGGGCCATGATTCCCGACGTGCACTGGTTTTTGGCCACGTCCGTTCTGATCCTGGGCTTGGGGGCCGGGGTATACACGTCCGGCGCTGTGCTGCTGGTGGCCATACGTTGTCCCTTCCTCGTCCTGTCATGCCTGCGTGATACCAGGGCTTGCGGTGGTAGCTCGAACTGCCGTCGCGCCACGGTGAAACGGATACTGTCCGTCGGCTCGGTCCCCAGGTCCAGCCGTGTCACTGGACCGAGTGGTGTGGTATCGCCGAGCTGGAGGTCCGACACCGGTACGTCCTCCCATACCTCCACGCCGCCACCCGGGGCGTTGCGGAAGTAGGCGGTGCTCACTTGCCGTCCTGTGTCGGTGGATCGGCCATGTTGTCGGTGGCCCGCGCAATCTCCGACAACCACATCTCCAGCGTGTCAGCGAGCAGCCACAGCTCGTCCAGGCTGGGGGAGTTCTTACCGTTCTCCCATCTGCATATGGTCTGGCGCCCACGAGCGGCCAACTCGGCCAGCTTCCCTTGTGTCAACCCCAATCGCACTCGCCTTTCGCGGATCACCCGGCCGAACGCCCGGCGGCGGCGACGTTGCAACTCCCCGCTCATGGCTTGCCGGCATCCTTCTGTGGTGGCTCCAACGTCCACGGACTGGGGTTGGCCGGGCGGAACCACACGTCCCCTCCCTCGTCCACGGCGTTGTCCCGGGCCTGTCCCTCCGTGGTGCACGGCACGATCACGCCGTCTATCGGTCCGTAACCCCACTCCAGCGCGCTGTGCGGTCCCGCGTACCGGTCCACACGCTCCTGCCGTAGCCGTAGGGTGTCCAGCTCCGCAACCGCAGCTCCCAGCTCCGTTGCGTCCTGAACCGCGCGCTGCCGGGACCTGAGGAGCTGTGCGTCCCGCTCCCGTAGCTCCGCGCTGAGCTGGCGGAGCTGGGTACCGGCCAGGTCCAGGATCTCCAGCAGGCCGTGCCGTTGCTGCGTGTCCGAGGAAACCGGTCCGGTGCCGCTGTTACCGGCCTCGTGGTCCCACATGTGTAGTGCGGTGGACTCGATCTCCTGACGCGACAGGTTGTCCAGGGATACCGCGTGCCTCTCCAGGTACACGGAAGCCCACTCCAACAGGCCCGTACCCCTGTCCACCTCCCACGGGGTCAACAGCCCCCGCAACTGGTGGTATGCGGCCAGGTGGCCGTACACGTCCTGTGGTGCCATGCCCTGGTGTGCCTGCTCGTGGTTGGTCATGTTCCCCCCCCCCTTCCTCAGGCCTTCGGGGTCAGCGCGATGTCGGCGGACGCCAGCCCACATGCGAACGCGTAGGCCGCGCTTAGCGTGGTGAGCGTGATCGCGTCGCGCATCATCTCCACGTACACCGTGCGGTACGCGCCTTCCGTCCACGCGATACACCCGATGCCCGGGGTGTGGCTGTTGACGTTGGTGCACGTAGGATCGCCACCACACTCCGGCGGTATGCGACGCCAGCTCCGGATGAGGCCCTTGGCCTCCGCGATGTCTAGCGCTCTGTCCACATCGGACTGATCGCTGGTGGCCGGCATCGGGTCACTGTGCTGGTGAATGATCCGTAGCGCGGCCTCGGCCTCAGCGGCCCACCGCGCGCTCAACCGCTCCGCTTCCACAGCCATCGCACCACGCGGATTCTCGGCCGCCTTGCACCGGTCGTAGATGGCCTGTGCCTCTTCCGGTGTCACGCGCCAGACGCGAACCAGGGTGTCCAACTCAGGCGGGTTGTCCGCGCACGGGTTGGTGAACCCCAGGAAGTAGGAACCGTTGGCCACCGCGTGCAGCGGTACACCGTTGCTGTCAGCAAGGTGCAGCGCGGCAACGGGGACCAGTTCCGGGAAGTGTTCCGCGATGGCTACCAGGTCTGCCCCGTGCTCCGTGGTGGTGGAGAAGTGTGC